TATCGGGGCTCTACACGCGCTTTTTGGTGGCGGACGTTTGTCTGAGTAGACGCGGCCCGGTTAAACGTCTTGGCTCTCTCTGGCCCTATACCGTAACTCGCTAGAATTCTGTTCCCTAACTCGCACAAATCTAGAATCGTGCGACCGTTAAATTCGCGTTGCTCGTCTGGTGTGCGGGTTGCTGTTCTCATGCGCCCACCGTTGCTTCTTCTTCTGGCGATAGGATAGGTTCACACTCCCACTTTTCTTCTTGAACCTTACGGCATACCTTGTCGCGGCTGATGTAAAGCGTTAATTCGTTAAATCCGGCTGGCTTGAAGCGGAAATCTGATTCCGTGTATTCCTTACTTCCGCTGCCGATTGCTCTAGCCGCTGCTAGGAACTTATCTTTGGTGTAGAAGTATTCAAAGATCATCAGGTCGGACTCAGTTTCAAACTCTGGCTTTGTGAGCAGGAACTCGCCGAGTTCTCGCAATCTCTGTGCGTATTCATGTGATTTCATTGTTCGTCCTCGTGTGCGCGTTGGCGAGTCGCGCCCCTCGGCTCCATCAATCCTGTTTCGTGTATCCGCTCATCAGCACGTAATTGAACGGAAGATTGGCTTCAAATCTGTAACCTTCGTCTGCCGCTGCATTGATCGCCGCAAGGTCATTGGCTTGGTTTCCGGTTAACTGAACGAGCGCGTACTTATCTGGGGGATTGCCTGAACCACCGTTACCACTTGGCATTGTGTCTTTCCTTTCGATTTAGAACTGCGGTTCACCATCACACTTCACATACCACTTCCCATCACTGTCCTGTAACTCAGGACAATTCTTTGCAGTTACTGGGATTCCGTCTTTATCCCTAACAAGCTTGAAATACGGGTCGAAACCAGCAACCGCCCAAACATCTCCGCGATCCTGATACTTCAACCACGAAATCCTGAACCCCGGCACAAATGGGGTTTTCACATCGAAGTGCCTAACTACTGGCACCTGCGGAACCCCGTCTATGACTTCTTGAAACAGGATTGATTTCGGGTTGTAAACCTCTACGACATCCAACTCCTCGCGCGGGGAAGCGCACTGAGGAAGCGAACACAAAATTCTGGTCTGGGCAAAAGGATGGGCTAGCCAGACCATGAAGCAAGCGGACAGGGCCGCAAAGGCCAAAGGCCAACGAGACTTTCCAGCCTGTCTGCCAAACCTGCTCTCCTTCAAGAAGTCCCAAAGCCGCTCAATGATCTGCTGCTTCTCTTTCCGGCACTTGGAAACCTGAAAGCGCTCGACCATGCACATGATCTGAGCGTCGAGGTAGTGGTTGCGTGGGGGCTTTGTGGGCGGAAGGGATTGCGTAGGGGAGGACTGCAATCCGATGCTTGCAACTGATTGGCTATCTGCGACTTTTGTATCTTCTTCCACCGCTAGCCTTTACGCGGTGGTGAAAGAGAATGGTGGGCGCGGCAAGACTTGAACTTGCAACGTTCGGATTAGAAATCCGAAGTTTGCTGCATCAAATCCGATGCTTGTTCGACACGCGCTAACGGCATCTCAATCACCACTGTAATTGTTAAAAATCGCCCTCAACCGCTTCCAAGGTATGTGGCATCGCGAAGTGTGCCACATTTGGGTTAACCTCTCGGCGATCTACTGATTCTTCGACTAGAACGCGAAGGGTTTGCGAGAGCGTCCAACGCTGGGCCTTTGCGATTGCTGTTACTTTCCGGCGTAGACTGATTGGCAACCTCAGACTCGCAAACTCTTTAGACTTTGCTGCCATACAGGAACAAGCTAGAACACACATGGTATACCTGTCAAGCACTTTTTTCGTAATTGTTACCACGTTGATTCTTTGGAGGTTTACGCGGAGTCGCTGCTTGGTTTTGCACAGGTTCTCCAGCGGCGGCAGCAGCTACGACTGCGAGAGTTGCGAGATCGGCGTGGTAGTAGATTTTTTCGAGCACGCCGAGATTGCCAAATTGTTTTCTGGCAGCAGCGAGAGGGACGGACGGGTGGCTGAGAGCTTTGCTGGCTGCGTGATGTCTTTGATCGTGGTAACGAAACTTCGTGTTGGAAATGCCGTGCAAGTGATCCATGCCAGAACGGAATCCCTTGGCCGGACGGGTGGGGTCAAAACTGTGATCGCGGTTTGTGAATGGAATCAGAAAGTGCTCAGGATCGGCGCAACCGCATACTTCGCGCGCACGCTTCAAAAGTCGGATCATGGCCCACTCCGCGCGACCGATTAGAACCACAATGCGCTCACTCGTAACACGCTTGGCTCCGCGCCGTTGTACGAAAAGCGTGGTCGGCTGTCCAATCGACACATCCTTGAGCTTTGCATTCAACAGCTCGCACCTGCGAGGCCCAGCTTTGACGGTTATTAGCGAGCACAGCGCTGCTACGTCCCAGCCCTGACGGTCCGCAGCGGCTATGCATGTTCTTTCCCAAACGGCTTCTTCGGAAGGTTCCAGCTTGCGTCCTGGAAATTCGTAATTCTTTGGTTTTGGTAGCCGCGTGTATTCATGTTCGGCAAACGGTCGGCCAACGCGCTCCCGCACCATCTTGATAATTCCAGTCTCTTTGTTGATTAGCCCGAATTGGGCCTTTTCCCGGCGTTTGTGCTGGTAGGCCCGGATGAGGTCGCCGTCGATGTCTAATATCGTTGCCTCGTCGTAAAAGGGTAGCGCACGCTCTTCGTAAATGATGCGAAGAGTTCGGTCAATCTCGGTTATGTAATACCCGTAATCTTGGAAGGTTCGCGGAGAGAGATGATAACGTTGCGTCTCTAGCCACGCTTTCAGGCACTCCAAGATACAGAGCTGCGTTAGTGCGGCAGTTGGCACGAGCAGAGCACCCACGGTGGCCCCTTGTTTTCATTTGCTTGCGCCTATTCCCCTCGTACATAGGTTGAGCAAGATGATGTATCGGAGCACGATAGTTTTCAATAAATTTGACGAATCTTTACAATTGGGTTAACGGACGGTTAAAACGACAGAAAACTGCCTTGCGGACATAGACTTACGGCATTCGCAAGCGCCAAAATGCGCCACAGCTCAATCTGGTACTTTCGTGCCATGCACTTAGCACCTTTGCGCTATTGACTGAATGAAAACCTGTTCAAATTCCCGAAACAGAACTCAGGATGCACTATCGGTAGGGCATTAGCGCAAGAGGAATTTTTACACTCTGACTGTGGGAAACTTCGGCGCAAACGAAAAGCCCGCCATCGCTGACGGGCTCCCCTCGATTGCATGTTGGTTAAGCGCCTAGTGCTAAGACTTTACCACGGGCGTCAACTTTGACTTGATGTCGTACATTCGCATCAGTGAGTCGATAGTAGCGACGGCGTTCACCGTGCCGTCCTGATTGCGGTAGACCGGAACTGGCCCATGACCGTCACCTAGGTAACGCTTTATCGCGTCTACCCAAGCACGATCACGGTCATTCAGCGGGAGTTTCGGCAGGATGACTGGCACTGGCTACCACCCTAGCGAAAGGCCGCCGGAAATCATGGGTTTTACACCACCCTGATTCACGATGTTTCCCGAAATGACTCCGGCCTCTACGAGATTAACCGTGAAGTGTCCGGTGTGAGTAGGATCGTAATTGACCCCGCCGCGAGCTAAAAGCCCGGGCCGCTGATCCACTCCGTTGTTTACGAATCCGCCGCCCGCTGAGAGATAGAACTGAAAAGTTGACGGGTCGAAGTTCGTCTTAGAGAGAATCTTCGGACTGGACAGGAAGTACTGAACGCTCCCGAAATAGCCTTGCCGATCCGCTGCCACGATATTGTCTGAGCGTAGAGAGACATTTTTCGTCACGGCGAAGGTTCCACCTACGTCTGCCGCTGGGATTGTGCCAGTCTTAGCGAATAAAGGCACGACTTTCGCAGACAGAGTGAACTGACCCTGATTCGTTGCGACGTTGGCCGCTGGGTTAGGGTTGGGTGTCTGCCCAAAGGCTAGAGCCCCGAGCAGCACGAATACGAACGCGAAAGAGAGTTTCATTGAATCGTTCCTCCTGCGGAGTTTGAGTAATAACCGCCGCATGTCACGGTCGGCGTGGAATATGGGTTCCAATACCAAATCGGCTGCGGATAGTACGGCGCCGGGATGTACGGCTGAACTGGGTTTACGGGTTGTAGGTTGCGTCTACCGCAATTTGGGCAATAGCCACAATTCGGACAAACATGTTCCATGTGTGTTTTTCCTTTGTGAGTTGAAGTGCGAAGTGGTAAAACTGAAATTGCCGACCGACAGTCTTTTCAGATAGCGAGAATGGAAAGGCGCAATCGCCTTTTGGTCTAGACCCATTCAAAGCGTTCGGTATCGGCTCCAAATTCCGGTGTGTTAGATTTGCGTGTGAAATGAGCTACTGCGTCCCGCCCGGAATCGGACTCTTCAACCAGCGCATAACCTCCGCCCAGAGCACAAGCCCTGTAGCTCCTGCCTGTCCCGCATGGTGAAGGTAGTTACTGATTGAAGGATCGAGAAAAACTAGGGCCAAAGCGATAATGTGGAACACTGCTGGCCAATGAGTTTTCAGTGCTTTCATGGCGTAATCAATCTCCTTTTTGACTACTAATCTCTCGATAAAGTTCACTGCGCCTCCAGAATCAGGCACTTCTCAGACTTAAACCGAACAAGGGCTGACTTACACTTCATGGGCTCGCCGGAACAACCAATCAGGACTACTTTTTCAACACAGCTTGGCGGCAATTCGTAATTGAGCAATGGCTTTTCGGCGGACACCGAAGGCAAGACGCTAGATATAAATAGCCCAATGAGCAAGCACTTCATCGGCATAGTCAGGATTTCCGCCCCCGTTGTACATCTCTAAAGCGGCTTTTTCGTCACCCTTATGCGCATCGAGGCATTGCTTGAGCTTCACGGCTCCCCACTCCAACCCTATTTCTGGATCGCACAGAGATGCGAACTCCGCGAGAAAGCCTAACTCTCTCGCTGTCTGCCCCATTATTTGGGCCAATCCCCATGAGAAGGCCCGCGCTCTCGCCTCCGTGTCTGAGAGCTTGTCGGCCATTGGTAGAATGTATCTAGCGAAGAATGCGGGCTCGTAACGTATGGCCCACGGGCACCAACTACTTTCCTGATGTGCGAGACAGCAGAGCAATACGGGATCTACGCCGTGCTTTGCGCCGATGGTTGCGCTAAGAGATTTGCGCTGCTCAATTGAGAACATAGAAGATCATCCCAATGACGAAGCAGATAGTTAGGGCTGTGGGCCAAGTCGTATGCCCGTTGGCACGTTCAATCAAGGGGCGGGAAGGGATTTCCGTCACGGAGTTTGTCAACGATTTCGGTTTCGTGGCGGTCGGTACGGCGCGTCTGCTTCGTAAGCCCTGCCTTATTCGCATCCACGTCATTTCGCAGACTATGAAACAGAGCACGGCCAAACCAGCCGATAACGGCAAATAGTCCGCCCACAACCCATAACTCAACTTCCAAGCGAGCATGAACGTCAGCGTCGATAAACACATTCCTCACCCCAATGCGAATTACTACTGGCAAGCAAACGTATTGCTACTGCGATACGGCTTAGCTCTTTGGCTGCTTCTGGGTCACGGTCTGCCAAGCGTTCGGCGAGTCTATGAATCCAATTCGCTCCCCTAACCTCTACAGACATGGATTTCTCTGAATTTGGCATCGTATCCGCACCAACGGCAGAACCATTGACCGCGAAGAAAGATAAACTTCCTTAGTTGATCGTGAAACCGCCGTTCATTCAATTCAGCGTTCCAGTGTTGAACGTGCCCGCATTTATGGTTGGGCCAGTCGAGGAAGAAGCTGTTGGCTGTACCGCGACTCCGAGAACAATGTAGTTGCCGGATGTAGTCCCATAGTTTGGCGCTTGACCGACACCTGAGCCGCCAGCTAGGGACTGGTATTCCGATGGATTGCCAGAGCTATCTAGCGTACCTTGTATCCAAGGTGACACCGGATTACTTGCCGTTCCAGCGACGCAGGTAAACCAGACTAAATTGTTGCTCGACGTTGGAGTAACCGCCGCCCCAGCCTGATTACAACCCCCCGTAGAGGCACCCGAAGAACCTACGGCGTCAAAGGTAGTTGTCCCGCCAGTTGGATCGTTGCCTGTGGCCTCCGTAACGAAGTATGAGTAGAAACTATTGCACGGTACAGGCGTCGGCCCTGCAACATCGAATTCGATAGTCAAGTTGGCCGCGCTTGTATTCGGCGCAATCGCTACGGCCATTGCCGCTACCGCTGTACCGTTGCTGACTGGACTTATCCGACTTGTAAATGTCCAGCCTGTAGCAGTGACAGTCATCGAAGTCGGCAGGCTTGCGCCGTGACAGTACCCGTAGACCCACACGGCATTGTTTGTGGCCGATGGAGTATAGGAAACGGTGAAATTGTTCGCAGACGTGCTTCCGGATGCCGCCGTGCCACCTGCATAAATGACCTGGCGTGTGGTAAATGACACCACGCTTCCGTAAGCGGTGCCTGCCGAGTTCGTCGCGAATGCTCGCACATAGTACGTGGTGTTGGGGAGAATTCCAGTCAAGGTGCTATTGAACGGACTCGCGGTTCCGTCCGATGTACACGGACTCGTCGGCGGATTGGTGGTCGAGTAACAGACGCCTTCTGAGGTCACGGCGCTGCATGATCCGGTACAGGTGTAACTGCTGGAGGTCATGCTAACGCTTGTGGATTGCGTAGTTCCGAGCGTGCCTGTAGTCACAGTTGGGGTTGTCGGAGTCGAGACGGTGAACGTCGCTGTCGCCGTGGTACTCGTATCGGTAATCGTCTCCGTCGCATTCGCTGAGCCACAAGTAAGGACTGCTGTAGCGCTCGTGTCGCTCGTCACTGTCGGAGTGGCAATGCTTGATCCAGTGCCGCCGCTCACGGTAAATAGCCCCGCTGCTGTCTCGTGAGTCCAGAGGGTATTCGTGCCAGTCAGAGTTAGGGTCGGAGAGCAATTCGCCGTGCCTGTGGTCGGAGAGATTGACAGGCTTGCAGCCGAGACATTGATCGTCGTGCTCAGAGAGTCTGTCGTGTCATTGATGGTCAGCGTGCCTGTGCTTGCCCCTGTCGTGATGAGCAAAGTTTGGCTTGTGGCTGAATTGTTCGTGCTCGAAAAGAGTGCCGTTCCGGTTACGCCAGAAACAGTAAAGTTAGTGCTCCCATTCCACGACGTTCCCGTACCTGTGCAGGCCACTGAGATATGCCCGCTGTGGTTAGACGGGATTGTTCCAGGTGAGCAAGTAAAGCTAGCGGTCGCAGGTGCGAACTGATAAGCCCCAACGTCCCACGTTGAGCCGCGTAGGTTGACAGCGATTGCAGGGCAAGATACTACTTGTCCACCAGAGCCACTTGCCTCTGTACACCCGTTGCTCGTGCCGGATTGCAAATCAGCGGTTGGCCCAGAAAGTGATGTTTCGTTATTGCCCGCGTGGTAAGTGATTCCACCCGTACTGGTCGGCTGGAAGTCATTCGAAAGCTGATACCCTTGCGCGTTTGCCGCCGCTGTCGTTTGGAATTTCTCAACCCCGAGATCGTTGACAGTTGCCACCGAAGGAGTAATGATCTGGAAAAAACTCCCACTGAGCACGGTGCGACCAAGAATGTGCATATTGCAAAACGTTGCTGTGCTGCCCGATGCCCAATGGGGCGTCGAGCCATTCCCTTGGTAGGCTTCGAAGTAAACCGTGCCGTCTGCGGTGTTGTTACAGTACGTCCAACTATCGATTTCCGCAACGTTGCTTAGACCTGTCGGCGAAAAGAACGTGGCATTTGGCGATCCGCCATTGTGCCAGTCGTTCTCCATCACATTGTTGTAAAAGTATCCCGTGTCGCACTGCGGCCAGAATGTAACGCCGTCGCTGACGTTCCGCACAATGTTGTTATAGATGTAGCACGGTGTACTTGGGACGCCGCTTAACCACTCAGCAACGTTGCCGTGCGGAGAGTTATTCAGCGGGGAGAAGATGTACTCATACAGGTTGTCATGGACGCTTAGGAAATCTCCACCTTCCATGCCGTTCGAAACGTGGCGGAAGATGTTGTGATCGACGGTATTGCCTTCATCGAGCGCCCAGCCGATTGCACCCACGTTAGCCGAACTTGGCGTGCCTGTAGTCGTAGCACAGTTGATTCCCATATTTGGGAAACTCGTGCATTGGCCAGAGGGCAGCGTATAGCGACTACCGAAACTTCCATCGCTGTTGTCGAATACGTTATATGCGACTCGGGTGGTTACATTCGTTGTGTTGTTTCGATTGCCCCCAGCAAAAGTAAACGTGTCGCTCGTGTAATTCGTTGTTCCAGTCAGACCGTGAAAGTAGTTGTTGAATACGGAGAGGTTCGACGCCCCGCTCCATAGCAGGTATCCGCCACCGCTACCAGCATTGGTGCAGGCTCCGGTGAACTCAAGATTGTCCTCGATGATGAATGTATGGGCCCCAAGGTTTACGAGAGTTTGCCCATCATCGGCGGCCGTTGGGCAAGACGCCGGTTGTGAAGTTGTGGGTGTATTGTCCATCGTGAAGATCGGGCGCACGAAATTCCCGACAGGCTGACCCGTTCCAGCAGTTGTCCATGTGCGATCTACGCCGATGTAGTAAGGTGATCCGCTTGAACCGCTGTGAGTCCAGTTCCAAGTTCCACTCAGAGGCGTGTCGGTTGAAGTATTGGTGTTGGCCGTGTAGTGGTAGGTATCGCCGCCTCGAAAGATCATCCCTTCACCCGGCGCAAGCGTCGTACTAGAACAATTCGATGTGCAACCTGTCATTCCAGGTGCGTGTTTCCACGGCACCGACTCAGAAAGTCCTGTGTTTGTGTCCGCTCCGTTGGCCGCAACGTAGAAGCAGCTCGTAACTCCCTTTGCAGAGAGTGTATTGCCGTCGTTTTGGATGGCTCCGGTCGGGCAAGTCCCGCCTGCGGCATGGGCCGCTGTAGGAATAAAGAGCCATAGACAAACTACTACGGATAAGGTACAAAGGTTACGCTTTTGGAGGCCGCTTATGAGCACTTTACTCGAAAGACTTCGTGGCGAGTTCTTTCCCAAGCCAGACGCCTTTGACGTGGCCCGTGGAGTCAATACCTCTGGCCTAAAATCACTCATGATACGTCGCCTGTGGGCTACAGATACACGGCGATACCAAGCCGTGGATGAGGAGCGGTTTGCGCAAGCCGTAGAGGGCATCCCGCGATGGACATTTATCGACGTGGGATGTGGCCGAGGCAAGCCGCTTATCCTCGCTCATGAAGCGGGATTTACTAATCTGATCGGGGTTGAGCTTGATCCAGGGCTTTGCCGTGATGCGCGGGAAAATTTGACAAAGCTTGGCATCAAGGCGCAGATATATTGCGCCGATGCTACCAATTTCACTTTTCCAGATGAACCCTGCGTCGTGTTTTTCCATAATCCGTTTGGTGCCGAGCCAATGAAAAAAGTGCTGTCTCGCCTAGGGTCGAAGCCTCGTTATTTGGTCTATCTAATGCCCTATCACGAGAATGTTTTCAACTTCCCGCTTATTCGGTCTGGAGACAAGTATCGAGTATTTGCAACCTAGGGGCCGACCAGGAAGCCCCCGATTTGAGGGACGTTAGTCGCACCTGCTGGAGCGGCAAAGAAGGCGACCGTATACCCAGTGATCGCCATCGCGGTCGTAATGTTCAAAGTCGGCGTATAAGTGCTTGCCGCTCCGACTACTTGGTACTCCACGGCTCCGCTCTGGTTCCCACCACTGACCTGCCCGTTGGCTGAGATCGTGTATCCGGTTCCTGCTGTAAAGGTGTTGTTGGTAGATGCGTTTCCGCCAGCAGTGAGGACTAAATCACCCGATGCCGTAGTCGTGACTGCTGGCATGGTGCAGGCTGTACAACTTGCAATCGAGTTATTAAATGCCCCCACATCGAAAGCGGAGGCCGTCTTCACTCCCGAGAACTCTTCGCCGAGAGTGGTACTAAAACTGGTTCCTCCGGTGAACGTCACCGTAACCGTGGTCGTACCGCCAGCAATGTTTAGTGCATAGCAATAAAATACTGCGTTGGCGGCATGGAGCGTCGTATAAGTGTTCGTACCATCGCTACAGCTAACCGTGGTCGCGCCAGCATTGCTGTTGTATTCGGCCCCTATAATCACCAACATGTCTCCAGCGGTTGTTGTCCCGCAAGAAACATTGAATGAGGCCACATTCGAAGTGACGTTATTAGGCGTGCAGTCTTTACGGAAGGCAATTGCAGCGTGAGCAGGGATAGACGCGGAGACTACTATGAGTGCAACCAGGAGAAGCAGCTTCTTCATCGGACCACCCTGTAATTTACCGTCATTGCGCCAGGAGTAATCGAACTTGCAGTATCGTTGTACTGATACACATTGATCGTGTTCGCAGTCGGGAATTTGATGATCGTGAGCGTTCCGTTTGCGCTGGGCGCGTACCCTGTGACCGTCGAAGGATCAGCGTTGAAGTCCATCATTATGTTGTCGGTCGTGGCGAGGCCGGTGCAGGTCGCCGTGGCTACCGTTGACTTGGCGCCAGACGCAATTAAGCTTGTGCCCAACGCTATAGTTCCACTGCAAATCGTTTGCGTTAATGTAGCGGCTCCAGCCGCAGTTGGGACTGCAATGCCTGAATCTTGTATTCGCGCTCCGGTTGTTCCGTTGTACTTGGGGAGATTCCCAGACGTAACAGCGCTTGTGCCGCCGCCTATGAGATAGCCATAGTCCGTTCCTCCCGCATTCTCATGAAAACCGTTCGCGTCGCTGTAAATGCAGTTGTTTCCCGAGGTGTGGGTACAGTTTGCGCCTGTACTTGTATTCGGTGCCGACCATCCGCCGTTCGCTGCTGTTCCTACATGATTGGCGGCTCGTATTGTTCCACTAGCATCTCCCGCTGTACCGTTACCCACATCCACTGTGCTCGCCGAGTCGCGTGACAAACTGGTATCCTTCACGCCAGCGCTTGACCATCCAAATACCCCAGCGGCGATGACGTCGATATAACGAAAATTTGGGCTATCGAGAGAGATTGTGTTATCTGCCGATGGCAGCAAAGCCGTGTTCACCGCCACCGAAAACAGATTGCCTAGCGCAAGATTGGCCGCTCCAATCGTGTTGTAGCTAATATCTACTGGCGCGGAGCCGTTAAATGTCGCGCCCGATGCTGCCCCAGCCCCGCCATTGTCAAAGGTTGCGGCATTCGTGGTTGTCCCCCCTCCAGAGCTAACGAGATTCCATGATCCATTGAGGCAGTTATACTGCGCTCCGGTCGAATCATTCATGGCGAACTGATTCCTTTGGCATGGGCCTGTCGGTGCTCCAGCAAAGTGCTTCAACGTCACATTGCCCAATTGTGCATGAGCAGCAAACGGAGCTAAGAACAAAAACAGAGCTAGTTTTTTCATCGGGTTAATAGCCTCACGGCGATAGTCGAAGCGCCTGTCAGAGCAGTTGAAATCTTTGCTTGCACGAAATTTGCGCTCAGTCCGGCAGGATCGGAGCGCGTAGCGGGATACGTGATCGTGTCAACGGTGTTGAAGTCTCCGCCGTTGCTGTTGCCATCCGAACAAAGCACTGAAACAGCGCCCGCCGAAGTACCGGATGCCCACAAGACTTCAACCGAAAACCCAGAGAGCGCTTTCCCATCCTGAGAATCGGGTAGCGTCGCAACTACGCTCAGTTCGTTGGTTGAGACGGTTTCAAAAACAATTGGCTGTTCGACAATCGCTATTCCAGCGTCAGCGGTCGAGGACACATTGGCGTGAGTCAGCGCGAAACTTACGGTGCCTTGGCCTGTGCTCGCCGAGATAGAAACTGCCGTCAGCGCAACAAGCGTCACATTGAACGCGCCCGAGGCCGTGACCGTCCCATTGACGGTGATGTTCGAGCCGACTGCGGGGAGGTTCCCTTCGACAATCGTCACAGTTAGGGTCGCTACGTTCGAGGTCAGCGCGACGTTTGAGACAAGCATTCGTGTCGGCGCGATGTTGTCGGCGTAGCTCCCGAATAAGTAAACTGGCTTCCCTGGCAGTGCGAGGATCGTTGGAGCGAGCGGTGAGGCAGAATAAGCGGGCATGTGTGCTCCTTACTGAATCGTTGGTTTCTTTTTGGCTTGCTCTACTGACTTCTGGAGAATCTCTGTAAGGTCGTTCGGGTCGGCGGAACGGATACTTTTCGGCGGCTGAGCATAGACACGTTGGCCGTTAACTACCTTCCCGACATAAGTGCTGTTTTTCTTAAGTTCCGACCACGCCTTACCTTTCGACGAAGCATTCTCAAATGCTTTGGCTTGCTCTGGGCTTACATCGCCGTGGATAACGTGCGATCCGTTCTGAGTTACTACTTCAAATTCGCGCCGAGCAGGGTCGTACCTGTAAGACTTAATGGCCGTTGAATCTACGGGCCGCATTCCTTCCGCTGGATTAGGTGCTGCGCTAGTTATCCGGCTCCCTTGTTGCTTTAGCGGAACATTAGCGATAAGCGGCTTTCCGCCTAAGGCATCGTTTAACTGCCGTTCAATCTCTTTCGGCTCTGGCGCTTTCGCTATTGCTGGGCTAGCCTCTTCCGCATGAACTGGAAGTTTCCCAAGTCCGGCGCTCTGTGGTTCTGGCGTTGGTTTTCCGCCTTCAGCAATGGCTCTGGATTGCAGTAGTTCAGGAGCAGGCTTTGCAGGTAATGGCGCACCTGGATACCTTGGGAAATCGAGCGAAGCATCTCCAGCGATATTCGGCTTCATCGCGTTTTCGAGATGTGCTCCTACGCGATCTGGGAACGGTTCATTTGCGGCGTTCGCCGCACTATCTGAAATGGCTCGTTCTAGGAATGTTGGCTCTTGCGCTATTGGAGGCTTTGGCTCTGATGCCCATATCTTCCCAAGATTCTTGCCTGTCGATGTAACTGCCTTTGCGGCCTTACCGATTCGGTCAAACGTTGCTACATCAGCGATATTGCCGATGCCTTTACCAAGCTCGATTCCGCTGCGGCCTATTTTCGCCGCCATTGGAGTTCGCAACCCTTCGGTTGCGGCCATGATCGCTGGGACAGTTGCGGCATGACCTATCACGCCTGCCGCATCGCCTTCGCTGGCTGACTTCTCCATGCCAGGGACGTTGACGCCGATCCCTTCTGCTATAGGAGCAATTGATCTGTAAATCGGAGAATATCCAGCCTGCTTGCGGTATGTATCCTCTGCGGATGCTTCCTGCTTATCCTTTATCGACTGGAGAGCGCCTGCCAATCGAGGAGGCGGGAGATTAGCGTTACTACTGACTGCATCAGACTGCAATGAAGGCACCATTCCCTTGATGTCTTGCCCTATCGACTTCCAGAATCCAGGCTTTTCTGGCCCCTGCGGGATAGAGCGCAAGTCAACCTGCGTTCTGTATTGCGGGTATTTTGCGAGAATGCGATTCGACAGTTCCTGATTGTCCAAATGGTCATAAGTGCCTGGATATTTGGACTTGATAGCTTCTGCGAATTGATCTATGGAAAGCGGCTGAGTTGCCATTTCGCTATTTATTCTCTTGGCTTATCTGCTACTTGGAGAGGTTTGCGGAAATCTGGATAATGTGTGCCGTTATGCTTTTCGGATTCGAGATCGGCTTAGGTCTATTCGCTGCTTGGTTTGCGGTAGTCGCAATCGGCGGAATATGCCGAGCGATTTTTACGCACGACGAATCATCGGCTGAGAATTCCTAGCGGGTCTTTGTCGTTAGTCGCTGGAGCCGCTGACTTATTCTCTCCGGTTGCGTTGCCGCCGCCTTGCCTATCAGCCATCAATTGCTTCGCGTAGGCTTCTATCTCCCCAAGTGCGGCTCGCATACTCGCAGGGTCTTGCTTGCCAGAGTTAATCATGTCGGAAAAATGCTGCATGATGTACTCGCCGCCGCGAGCGCCTACATGCATCCGCATCAGCAATGTCGATAGAAGCCCTACATCAGTGCGGAGCCTCACGAAATCGGGATTCCCTGAGCCGACTTTGCCTGCCCAGAATTCATTCCAGCGGCCAGCGCCGGGGCCAAGATCGCCGGATTTCTCCAATTTGTCGATTAGCGGGTTGATTCGCTGAATGAACTCTTCGACGTGCGGAGCCGCATCGTACATGGCCTTAGTTGTGTTGGTCGGCGCATTCTGCCGCTCGTTGAACATTTTTTCCTGTTCACCGAAGGCTCGCGCCTGCTTTTGTTCTGCTTCGGTAACAGCTTGGCCGTGAGCGCGAGTCGCGGATTGCACCAACGGCTTTAATTCGGCTGGTAGCTTAGGATCGTTGACATCATAAGTATTGCCGTCTTTCCCCGTGACGCTAACAGGGATGCCCTGATCGTAGGTAATGTGGGCTGCCGTGGGTTTCTGCTGTGGTTGTTTTTGGACATTCTGAATTGCGTCGGCATACTTTTGAACCGTTGGATCTTCGAGGGGATTTACCCCACGCTTTACCGCATCTCCAACCGCATCGGCATATTGTTGGTTAATGTCCTCCGGCTTTTCTGTTTTCACGCTGGCTGCTGTATCCGCATTCTCTTTCTCTGCGTTCGCCCGCGTCTCGGATGCGTTCGCCTCAGTCTCTTGGTTCTGCTCCTGCTCCGCTTTCTGGATTCCGGCTAAATCTTCGCGCTCGTTACGTTCGCGGTTTAGATCGGTGCCGGGAATGTTCTCTAGCGTGCCTGGAGCTAAGACTTCGCCCGCGATGTTCCCCGCTTTTGCTATGCCGTGAAGAATCGTCCCGAAAGTTCCAGGGTGTTTAGAAATGGGTGCTCCCCACGGATGGGCCTTTTCAAATTCCAATTGCTCTTGCCTTTGACGAAAGTAGTCCGTCGATCCAGGCTGCGCTGTGATCTTCGGCATGAGCTGTGCGTAAGCCATCTTTCCAGCATTGTGTAACTCACTGCCAGGTATCTGCTCCCACGGCCCAACTTGCTGACCAAGAGATGACGAAGGGGCAGGCGTGCTCTGTTTCATCAACGCCGATTCCTCTTTCTGAACATCTTCGTCAGAAAGTCCGGGAATCGGATAATCAGGCGGCTGGATTTTATCTTGAAGTGCCATTAGATATACCGACCTGGCCCTTTACTAGCGCCCGAGAGAGAACTAATCAGGTTAGTCATGTTCTGCATCCACCCGCTCTTGCCTGCCTCTACTTCGCTGTTAATGTCCTCGTTCATCAAGCCTTGAGCCTTGAGCGTTTCGTTTACGTCGGTTCCGTACAAGTTGCCAAGTTCACTTGCAGCCTCTTGCTGTTTTCTCTGCGCTAAGTCGGCGGATTTGTTTTGGACGTTCAGTGCGTTCTCTGAAAGCTGCCGCGTCTTGTCTCGTGCGGCTTCGTCTAACAGATTGGAATAGCCAGCAGAGTTGCGCGTTCTCGCCAATCGAGAAGCTGCTTCGCCTGCTATTCCGGCATTCGCCCCGCCTGCACCTTGTTCGCCAGCCACGAGCATGTTGTTCATTTCTTCCGGCGTGTAGCCTGTGGGGTTATTAAGTTCTCTTTCCTCGAAAGGAACTAACTGCGAACCAATCTGGCTTGCATTCTGCTCGCCTTGGTTCGCCGTGTTCGACGCCATTCCGTAGGCTTGCTTGGCTTGACCGACAGCGCTTCTCATTTAATGGATTACCTCACGTCGAGCGTGTACCGCTTCCATCCGCGATCCGCCTTCCATCCCAAATCCTCTAGGCGCGGGCCAAAACTTTTGGCTACCTCAGGCGGAAGAACACAATAAAAGCTGTCGAAGCCAATCTTCGCGCCTTGCTCTTTCAAATCAGCGTGCATGGCTTTTACTGCTTCCCATCTTTCCTCAGGCGTGGCGTAGTTGTGATCCAACCAGAGATAGACTTCGGCTTCTACTTTCACCACGGCAGCGCAGATTAACCGCCCACCTTCCGTAACTGCCCGCTGGATGGGAAATAGCGGACTACCTTGAAACTCAGGGAGTTTGTAGTCAAACTTAGACTCCTCGTGAATCTTTACTACTCTCCCTGAATCGCCTAGGTTCTCAACGTTCATATTGCGATGTTCCTTTTCGGCCCGAGCACTGGCCGAGCCTGAATCCTTCCAAACCCATAACCGCCCTGCGAACCATCCGGCGCTGCCGTCCCTGAGCCTGTCGAGGGCTGCAATGTCAAGGCCGTTGTTCCGCTAAGGGTTACTGGGGTTGGCACCTCACCGCCGAAGTTGACAGGCAGGGCCGGGGCACTTCCTGGCATCTGTGGGTAGCCGCGAAAGTACCAGTTCTGCGTAACGGAGCTATCATTCTTCGTCGGCAAAGTAAATGGCGGAATGCTGCGGCTTGTACCGTTGTGCGTCACGTGAGGATTCGGAAAACTTGGATCGTTGTCGTATTCCAGAAAATAATGAATGTTTTTATTGATCGGCACGTTATGAGTGAAAGTCACATGAACCATCTCGCCCGCAGTCTTGACGTTCACAGCTTGTAATGGCGGTGGGGTTGAAGTTTCCCCCACAGGATCGGCGGCAAGATGTGTCCCAAGATTATTGATTGCATCCTGAATCGAGAGCACAGCACTTCTCAGTACCGGGTCTTTCAACTCCTGAACTGCCGAGCCTAGATTGAGCTTCGCCATCTACAGTCCTGTGACCGGAGCGTTCGGTTCCTTCTGTAAGGTCATCTTTAGTTCCGAAATCTGGAAGCTCGCCGTAGATGCGCTAGTCTCAAACTGCACATAGAGACGGTCCCCTGAGATTTCAAGCGGATTCTCCAGGTTGTTGTTCTCTGGGGTTACTAGCGGCACTCCGCCCGGAACTGTCCATTGGGATGTGGACGCTAACTGATTGGGAATCACCCGCACGGTCATATTGCCAGTCCCTTGCGCGTTCATCACCATGTAAGTTGCCAGTTTTCTATGGTCGCCGAGCAGTGGGCCGAATTGCGGCTCCTGTTCAGACTTCACGAATCCGTAAGTCGTGTACAGTGCATCAATCGCAGCGCCATTGTCGTTCAGTAACCCTGCAACTTGTTGCGTAATCGTGGAATTGGCCTGACAGAAGAAAAGCGGAGCGCTGGTATCTGGCCTCTTGATGAAATCCGCGTAAGTCGCAGGGATTTGCCAGATAGACCATTTCCGAGAAATGTCCCACGAAATCAACTTGCCTGAGTATGCGATCTTTAGCGGCCCGCGCTGCGCTAATTCGCTCGAAGTGTTCAGCTCTTTGTAATTGAGCATCAAAATCACGTTTGGCGTAGTCGGATTAGCGTTTACGGGCGCATTCGGCAGATATTTATTCGGCGTAGCCATCGGTACGCCTACGAGAATCCTGCGGTTTACCGTGTCATTCCTGACCCAAATCGTATAACCGTAAGTCCAGTTGATTGCGTCCCACGTTGGCTGGATTTCCTGCGAAATCTTGACGGGCTCTGAGCCGTTGTAAATCCACAATCCGCTGCGATGTGCAGTGACGGCCCATTCCTCACCATAGTCGTAAGCATGAATCCCAGCTGTGCCGACTTTGTTTGATACTTCCCGAACTGTCCACTGGGCAGGCTCATTTCCTGGACTGTCCTGCGTAGAAACCATGCTGTTACTTTTCAGGATATAGAGGATGTCGTAGTTGATGAATCCACCCAGTGCTGGCTGATTATTCTGCGCTCCGACTCCCAAAGGCCCTGTGACTCCATCAAAGGCTTCGAGATTGTCGATATAAGAACCTTGCAACTCAGTCCTCAGGACAGGCTCATTGTCTGGATAGACCTCGAAGCGATCTAAAAGGACATCGGCATTGTTCGCTAGGCCGGAAGCCCACACCCGCAACTGTAGGTCGCTTTGCACTGAGGTCGTAAAAGCTGTGCTAAGAAGCTCGCCGCTGAATAAAGTCAGCGAAGTAGTCATGCTAGAAATCGGCAGCGTGTAGCTTCCAAACGTTCTCGCAAGTGAAGGCGAGTACAGATCAATTACAAGACTTCCCGTAGTCAGCCCAGAAGGGCAGCTTGCCCGCAATCTGACGGAATACGTAAAGCTCGGCAGGATTATCGGTACTTTGTAGACATCCTGAAACGCTGACTGCGTAATGAGGCCCAAGACACTCTGCGTTGATCCTGTCGTATTTTGTACATAGTAAGAATTCCCAAAGATCGGCGAGGCGACTACCGACCCGCCTATGCCGTTCGTAGGATCAACTGCCCAGCCGAGCGGAGCCTGAACGCCGTTCTGGTTTGGCAGGTAGCCGCCATCGAACGTTGTATTCAGCAAATTCTGAATCTTGTTGTTTTCTCCGCCATAGAACATGCGCGAAGCATAAGCAATATCCCAAGTCGAAGCGCCCAACTCGATCTGATTGAAAAGATCGTTGCCCTGAATATCTATCGCGGTCGCAGCCAACAGCACGGCGTCTGTGAATTGGAACGTCGCAGAAGTCGTTACATTGTCCGTGATGATCGTCGCGCTGTAGGTTACGGGTTGGCCAGCACCTTGTATCGTTACAGGTTCAGGAATCCAGAAGAAGTTTCCCCCGTTCGCTCCGGTGAAAGCAACGATCCTCGCAATGACATTCGGAGGCCCCAGAGCAATCTGTCCGACTTGCAGATTGTTTGTGCTTCCGGTTGTCTCAAATAGTACTGGCGGCGACGGTGCCGTCTGGTATCCGTTGCGGGTAACAAAGATCGTGACGGCTTGCCGAGTGCCAGAGCCTAAATTGCCGCTCGTTGTTACTGTGCCGCCGCCGCTGTTACCGTAGATCGGATTAACCCCGACACCGAGGTTGCTTAATCCGGGGTCAAACTGGAATTTAGTGCCACTGCTAATAGCATTCGCGTTTTCCGCAGCGCTGGTGACGTTCGCGCCATTGAGTAACAGCGTAAATTGCGTACCTGTGGCCGAAGCGACATCGTAGTTCGTGACGTTGAAAATGCTCGTGCCGTTGACGATTGGGCCGTTCGTACAGCCGCTTACCGTAATCTGATTTCCCGCCGCGATCGCAGGGCTCCCGCCTATCGCGGTATAGTTATAAGTCGCTACGTTGCTCGTCAAGCTAGTTGCTGTGATCTGATATTGTCCGCTATTGAGCGTAGCTAGGATTGTCCATGCACCATCCCAAGCGGGTGCTGTTACCCCTGCGAGAGTGACCGTGTTGTTTACATTGATTGCCGCTGGTGCGGTCGTAGTTAGAGTAGCCAGCGTGACTTGATAACTCCCAGTTGGAGTCGCGCCACCCACCAATGTGTTACCTGTCGTATTGACCTGAACCGAAAAGTACCACCTTGCCGCTCCAGCAGAGCCAGACGGAAACGCCTGCCCAATCGCGGTGATGATGTAAGTGCCGGTTAATCCCGTGAACGGCGCAGATGTGAGATTCAGATAAACAGCTCTGCCAACCTGTAAATCAGGGTCTTGAGCATTGCTAATCTGGGTGTAGAAGATCGTAAGAACGTTTCCTGGAGAACGTCCCGTAGGCCCGTTGGCCCAATTGATGTCATCAAAGTGGCCCGGGTTTGCGGGGTTCGATTTTGCTGTCGGCTGAGTTAGTCCGCTTGGACTGGCAACGATGTTATAGACATTCGTTCCGCCAACTGCGCCTACTACTGCTGGCCCAGCTCCCGGCCCAACCTGAGAAATCCTGTCGAGATTAGAGCCGTGACGCGGAATGTCCGTACCTTTCTGTAGATCGCTAAAGCAAATCCATTCCTCGTTGCTCTGCGTAGTTGAATCGGCAAAGGTATTTGGCAGGATGTTGGTCGCCAATGGATTTAAGACTTGTGGCTGAGTTCCTACGCTCTCTTCCCAGAGAGTCCCGCCCCCATCCAGGGCCAGCGTGTTAACCGTGCCATTGTCCTGCTCGAACGTCTTGACGTAGTTAAATGTCGAAGGCTGCGAAGGCGGCAGGCAGAGACTTACGATAGCTTCGCGGTATAGGCCATCGCACACCGCATTAGCGTTGTCCGCCTGCAAGCTCTCGCGGATTAGTTGATCCGTGACAGCATTAGCGTTGTCCTGCTGTAGTGACTCACGGACTAATTGATCTGCGACTGCGTTAGGCATTTACAATAAGGCCAATTTCACACGACTGAGCGGCTGCTACGCTCCCACTTGACCACGCAAGCCCTGTGTTTGGGTCAATAACGGAGTTCTGGTTAAAGAAAGTATCTGAACCGGGGAGAACTATCGTCGTTCCGGTTTGATCTACGCCATTGGAGCGGAAGATTGGAGCTACCGCTCTACTTCCAGCGGAATCTTCCTTCAATGACATCCACGTATTAAGTCCATAGACGCGAGAAGTATTGAGCGACGGGAAACGGAAGCTCATCCGTGCGCCGACCGTCGCAGACGAATTGAATTGCGCGGCATTAAGCGGGATATTGGCACAATTGGCGAAGTCGCTGCCCTGCGGAGTCGTAAAGGCCCAAGTATTCAACCCGCCTGTGGCAGAATCGGCGTTCGGGCCATCGGTCTGAATACGCCACTTGCCTAGGAATGTGTTGAATGGCGCTGCCCCGGTGAGGTCAAGCATGTACCAATCATCGTAATATTGATAGGCTCCAGCCGGACTTGAGCAGCCTATAAATACTTCGTTAGTCCATGCGTTAGTTTTAATTGTACTGCCGGTATAGGTCAATACGTTCTGTCCGTTTACATTGCATTGCAGCAGCCCAGATACGCCTATGGTTACTAAGCATTCGATACAGATATAGGAATTTACGGTAATTATTCCCGAAGCTGAAAGATTACCGAGCTGAGTGGTTGGGCTTTGGCCCGGACTTCCGTTGTTGATTCCGCCAGCACTGTACCAACCCACCTGACCTTGGGCATTGTATCCAAGGCTGCAATTAACAACGTTTGCAACTGTATCCCAAAAAGTAATGATCGGGTAAATCGTGCCGCCAGCCGGGAGTTGCTGCGTGTTGAACGCTATGCCAATAATGAATGATTGGAGATTGACGCCTAATGTTCGCCCGATAAACGTTGCCTGTGGAGAAGCGGGGTCACATCTAACGCCTTTGCCAGAAAATCTGGCATATGACGAACTGATCTCAAGGCTCCCAGACCCACTAGAACCGATAGCTGTAATTAAACCACCCGGCGAAATAGATGTGATGAAGTCAAATCCAAGACTCCACCAACCATTCTGAAATATTCCTGCCATATCTATCCTAAGTGTGAGCTACAGAGAAACAATGCTTGTATCAATCCATCCCGCGACTTTACGCTGCCGACGAGATAGTCCACGTCCCAATTAAGCGGACTGGCTCCTTCAGGAAGATCGCTCGGAGCGACCTCGGTACACAGTCCGCCAAACGTGGTTAGTGAAATATCAGCAGCAGGCATTACAGTGCGCGAATGAACTCAGCTTTGAACCCGATCACGTCCGCGTTTGTCGTAGAGTTGCCAGTGATCGAGGTCGGCAAGGCTCCGGTAGCGAGTTCGGCGAGCGGGTTAGGCGGCGTTACCGTCGCGGCAGATTCGAAGATCATTAAATTGCCTTGATACGGCAGCCCAGAGGCGTATAGCGTCGGCAGAACATACCCTGTATCTCCAGCCGAACCGTAGTTAGCATGTGTGAAATTTGCCGTGAACTGAGTAGCCGACAAACTTCCTGCAAGGACGGTTAAAGTCTGCCCATTCAGGAACGTTGCAGTCGTAATCCCGCTCAAGAGAACGATGTCACCAGCCGCAAGATTGTTTTTGCAGGTGATCGTCACTACGTTCGTGGTAAGCGCGATATTGGTAATCTGAGCGCCCAACGGAGCAAACTCATATTGCCAACCAGTGTTATTCAGCGAATCGAATTCGCACCACTGCGGCAGCATGGTCTGTGCCTTGATGAATTCGAGGTTGTTGAAGTTGACGCGAACCCCGCCCTGCACATAGCTCGGCGATGCTCCAATGATCGAGCAAGTTCCGTAAACAACCTGACGGCGCTGCGTATTGTCGTTTCCATTAGGAAACGTGTTGATATTTGCTTGAATAGTTGCTACGGCCATGATTCCTCCTCAGAATCTAGTTAGTGGTTAAGCCTTCCTCAGGCGTGCTACCAATCAACTCCGTATGCGCCGTACTCATGCCCATACGCAGGTGAGCGGTAATCTATTGCTTGCTGCGAACGAATCTGCCTCAGGGCCAACGCTCTGGTTTGGACTTGCGCCGTATTGGCGTAGTCCTTCGCCAGTTCCAAATCTCCGCCCTGCGCTCTCGCTCCGCGATAAACCGCAGCTAAGTCGTACGCAATTGCATCTGTGCAATCGAGAATCGGGACGCTGATAGACGCGAAGTCGGTTCCGTCGCCGCTTACTTGTGCCGGAAGCTGAATAATCGCTCGATAGCGAACGTCCATCGTATTCAGCGATCCAAGCATATAAATTCCGTCTTGGCGGTATTCCCAATCCCCCAGCACCATAGTCTGATTTCGGGATGGCAGACCGAACTTAGCGGGATACATAGGCACAAAGTCGTTGTTTGATCCTGTCTGCCGTTCCCACATTCGCACTACGCTTAATACGTTTGCAGATAACTTGAGGCTTGTGTTTGTGCTTGTCCCATCGAAGTACCCCGCATAGGTAATTGATACTTGAACGGAAGGGTCGGGAATAGCTAGGCCCAAAGGCCCATTTACCGGAGTTAGTCCACTTATGATGATGTTGTCCTGAATCAGCGTAGCTACTCCGCTATTACCTAGCGCCCGATAGAGCTTCCGGATGGATGAGTTAATCATCGGAATCGTGAAAGGGGCGTTATTCGTTAGAATCTGCCCCTCTCCAGGCGTATTCGTTGCTCCGGCCTTCGTATCGAGTACGAGAGTCCGAGCCAAGAGCATAATGTCGCTCAACAGCGGGTAAGTCGCAGGTGCGGCTATCGGCATGTTTAGTTATTGCATCGCGGAAGGATCGGCAGTCAGTCAATAACTCAGGATGGAATTAACTAGCCGCTTCTCCGCTCCGCGAAGATGATTCCCAGCGTTTGTCCTCAGGTACGTCTCGCAACTTCTTGACGCCAGCGTTAACGGCGGCTCGCCAATCGAGCACGCAGATGATTCCGCCCATTGCCTGAGAAACGTGGAACTTTGCGCCGGGATTGATTTCCTCGCCACAGTTCGGGCAGGCTTCTTTCTTGACTCGCTTCTGATGCCAGGAGTGCTGTTCGCCGAAGTAATCTGCTGCGATGTGATCTGTAGTCGTGATGTAGGCGTAGAGAGCCTTGGGATCGCTCGATTCAACCAGGCGGGCTTGATCTAAACGCGAACGGTAGTACGCCTCTTTCCGCGCAATGGCTTTCTCTACTTCCTCTGCCAGCGGAGGATTATGCAGGCTCCAGAACACCCCGAGCTTTCCGTAATCGTTGCCTTCTGAGTAGAGCCGCGCCGGATCAACTTTCGCGTCTTGGTTCAAACTCAAGTTGTCGGGATTTACGATGTCCATTGCGATCCTGCGGGCATCGTGGTACTCAACATAGCGGTCGCCATTTTCTTTCATGCACGGCTGCATCACTGGATGGCCGATTGTCGTAACCAGCGTGTACTGCTCTCCAGGCTTTAGTTCTGCGATTTCGAGCACTGGAACAAGAGGGGGCAGAGCGCGGATGAGTTTCTTTCCTGCTGGCCGAGGGTCAACAACGCTGTAGATGTAAACGAAGTATTCCGGCTTCCGCATCTGCGATGGGTCAATGTAATCCGGCCCGTAGTCTTTCAATTGAGCGTTGCGCGTCATTTCCATTGAGCGAGCGTTAAAAGCTCCCGCTTCGTCTATGGATGTTTGGTCAATTCTTGCATCTGCTGGCATATCCTTCTCCTGAGTTAGTGGATCGTGATTCCCAATCCGGTCTGTTTGATCTGATTCATTGCCCGCTTCCAGTTCTGACTTATCGCCGCCATGCGCCGATCAACTAGAGACGTTCTGCAACCCTGCCGAGAGAAACTTACTGGCCCCTGAAAAGCCATTTGTGCGTCGTGTCTCGCGGCTTCTACCTGTCGCAGCCTGTCTTTGTCCTTGCGGGCTTCCATTTCATCTAAAGCTAACTTCCTCCGCCATAGCTGAACGCCTTTACATTGCATGACTATCGGGACAATCATGTCGATAATCATGCCGTTCAAAGGCATGGCTTCTACTACTAAGCGGTCATTTACTAATCCAGTCCATACGAGAGGCTGCACTGTCTCGTACTGACCTTTCCAAGGGAAGTCGCCTAGCATCTGGAGTCCTGAGGCTTCCTCGCGGTTCTGAAAGAACCATAGAGCGGGAGAGCCATAGAGTTCTGGCGCATTCCATTGCTTTAGTACCCAGCAAGGCCGCTTGTCCTCAACTTCATCACGATAGGAGTTGTGAACCGGATCGGAACGCCTTACCGTCCAAGTCTGCCCCCAGACCATGAGGAAATTAGGCTTACCGTAGCGGTTAAGTCCGCCTGCTCTGGTTAGCCTGTCTTGATAATGCGCGGGGCATTCCCGCTTTTCGATGGTCACAGCTTGTATCGAATATCGAAGATTGAAATATTGACGATCTCTTCGCCGTCTACCGTATCTTCTTCGGCGGAGTATTCTCCGAAACGTACCCGGTCGCCTTTTTCTAGTGGAATAGGATGAAACTCTCCGCCGAGTACCATTCCATGACCTACGGCGATTACTTCGCCGTAAGGTGACTTTACTTCGTAGCTGTCGGCGATTGTTACTTTCTTTCCATCTTCAAAAGGGTTCGGTATCCGGCGAAGCATAACTCGATCATTCAACGGTCTAAGGCTGTCGATAATCCCCTGATGCCGCACTGTGTTGAGTAACGATTCGGTAGCTTGCCAGCTCTCGTCAGACTCTGGCTTTTCCTCCTGCGCTACTGTCCAATTGAACTTAATTGGATCATCGACGCGAGGCGTTCCGCCTGCGAACGTCGCGCTTGTGCCTCCGCTTGCTAAAGTGTCACCTTTCATTTGCTTCTCCTGAGTTATTTAGCTAAAAACTTGCAGGTGCCACACCGAAATTGCTTTGGCGGTCGAGCGTGCTTGAATAAGTTGCAGCATCCAAGCTCTGTCGATACTCCACCTTGGACATTTACGATGTGGCAACCTGCATTTTTCTTTGCGCCCTCAAGCTCCATGTATCCCGCTTGTTCCGCTGGAATCTTCGGTTGATAGCCTAGGCGCTTAAGGGTTGACTTCATTAGATCGCTGGCTGGCCTGCTGACTGGATGTAGCATCCCGATTGCATGTTGCTGTTGCAGACGTTGAAAGCGGTGATGTACGCCATGATGTACGAGGTCAGGTAGGAACCTGAGCCAGCGACATCGGGAACTGGCATGACCGTTGACCCGCCGCCAAAGTCGTACAACTCCAGCGGTGCGGTTTCAAAGATGTACCAAGTGTCCGGCGTGAATAGGTCGAGACGGCCAGGTTTAGCAGTCCACGAAACCATGAGTTCACGGTTGCAGAAAGTTGCAGGGAAGAATTTCTTGCCCATATCGAGCGGGGTATCTCCCTTGACTTCCTGAGCGTTCGCAATCTGCACGTTGTAGTACAGGTTGGAAATCGCCATACCTTGATCCGGCCCGGTGTACCAACGAGCATTCTTTACGCTGTCGGCATCCGGCCCCAATGAACGGCCCATCAACGTAGCTGCCCGCAACCCAACAGACTGAGTTACCGGAGCCCCGCTAAGGTTGATCGTCGGGGTAGATTGACGGCCAGGGAAGTTAGCACGGTTGAATCCGGCAAACGTTCCGGTGTTACCGTTGTTCTGCCAGAAACGCAGTCCAAGGACTGAACTGCCCGCTGCGCCTGTAGCCGCACCGCCTGAAACCATCAGGAAATCACCTGTCGCCGTCGCTCCGCCCGTTGAAGGAAGTGCGGTTGAGAACCACAGGGTATTGGTGACTGGATCGACAACCGAAATAGTTGCCGTTCCGCGTGACGTTCCACCGACTGACGGATAGACCGAGATCACCTGCTGATCGGTAAACCCTGCGACATTGTTCAGTCCTGAGATGAACGATGTCTGATTGCCCGATCCAGAGTTACTGGAAACAGTTGCAGTTGAAGGGATTTGGTCAACGGCACCTGAACCGTCGCCGTTCATCAAGCCTTCGATGCCGCGAGTGCAGGCCGCAAGAGAGTTCTTGAGTTCCTGCGCCGAGACGTTGAACGCCCCGCGCTCTTTGCCTTCGGTAGCTTTCTTTGCCAGCCAAGTGATTTCGTTGGCCGCGAGGATTACAACCGGGCTAAGGGCGAAGGATTTCCACTGCGAGCCAGTGCCGCGACCAATTCCGTCGCCGTTGCCTGTGCCCTGAACGATTGGTGAGCCTTGCTGCACGCGGAACGGTACACGCGCCGATGGGCGAGTTGTGCCGCCGCCTTCTGTGATGTTTGAGCTTGGAACTGTCTTGAAGTTTTTCTTGGCGAACGAGTAGAGCGTATCGAATTCCGGTACTAAGTCCGGGATTTCTTTCGCAAACGCATCAATTTCGATGGACTCTACCGCTGCCTCTTGAAGAGGTGAGGCCATTTGCTTTTCCTTTTAGAGTCTCATCCCCGTTGTGTCCTGAGCACTACGCGATGGAACCGCAACTTAGCCCTTAGCTGCGGGTACTGCCTGATTAGGACAGTGTTCATCAGTTTTACGACTTGAGAGGTCGCCACTGTCCGGGCTGAACTGACTAAGAATGTCGCAATCTTGACAGCCAAGAGATAGCCAACCTGGCCGCGTCTCTATCATTACTTTCGCGGCACTGCAATAGGCACATGTCAAGTCTCTGTTTATCGCCATGTGACCATCTTTCCCTTGAGCGGGCCTGCGGCCATAATCGCCTTGCCAGCGATGTAAGCCTCCATGTAGCCGTTATCCTTGACGATTTCATTCAAGGCTGGCTTTTTAGCTACTTTGATTGGTGCGCCGACGGTCTGCGGCTTTTGATCTTGCTGTTTCTGCTGTTGCTGCTGAACTTTTGGTGTAACTGGCGCTGATCCGTATAAATCCTTCCATGCGCCGCGCACGATCTCACTTACAACCGTGTCTAAGTGACCCTTGATGAAGTTGATCGTGCCTTGTGAGTCCTTTTTCGCCAGAAATGCTTTAACCTGGCGCTGGTAGTTCTGATCTTTGCGTAAAGTTTCGTTAATATCTCCGTTGATCGTCTTGAGTAGACGCGCTTTCGCTTGCGGAGCGAGATTTTTGCCCTTCAGGTAAGGAGAGAGAGCTTTTTCAACTGAATCATTCTGATGGCGGAAGGTTTCGCGGCCAATTTCACCCTGAAAGAGCTTTTGCTCCTTGTCGTTGAGAGCTTTTTCGCGGTCGGAGAGCTTATCGTCGCCCTGTTTCCCAGATTCCTGACTAAGTTGGGCCGCTTCCTGCTTCTGTTTGTCGAGCCAAGCGTACACATTCCGCAAAAGCGTCTGCGCCTGCTGCTTATTCCCGGCTTCTACGGCGTCAAAGGCTTCTGCAAGTCTCTCGGCGAGCTGCACCGACTCAAGAGCGGCATAAACGTGAGGTTTAACGGCCTTCGCAAAACCCTGTGCGTCCATTTGCTGAAACTGCTTAATCGCAAATGGCATGACTTTCTTGAAGCCTTCGGGAAAGTCTTTAACCCAATCCTCGATAAGTGATGGATCGCCAGATTCTGCGGCTTGGTCGAGGTACTCTGCGGCTTGTACTTGCTCTCTGAGTTCAGCAATCCCAGCCGCTCCGCCGATAGTATCCAGTGCGACCTTTGCAGCTTTGGCTTCATTTGGGTTTTTGAAGTTCGCAAGAAACTGCTGATGAGAGAAATACGACTCGCGCAGCGCTTTTGCGACTTTTGGGTTAGTTTCCCGAAGTGATTTGAGCGCAGCCTGAACGTCTTTAGGCAGTGTCCGGCCATCCGCATCCGTTTCTACTTGTTCGGTGTCCTGAGTTTCAGTTTCGGTTACGTCCTGAGTCGGAGTTTCCTGAGTTTCTACCGTCTCAACGGTTTCCTCGCCTGATTCTATTGGCTGCTCGATTACTGCTGCTTCGCCTTCCATGTATTCTCCTGAGTTACATTACCGATCCGGTGCGGCCATAATCCGCCGCTTTCTCCGTGATCTTCTGTTCTGTTTCTGTCGCGTCCTGTTGCATAAATTGATTTGGAGTAGCCTGAATTCCCGCTCCCGCAAGGGCTTGGGCCGCGATCTCAGGCGGCATTTTGTCCATCGGGAAGCTGAACGATACGGACGCAGGTTTCTCGTTTGGCTTCGGCGGATTCAGCTTTTGCTGCATCTCGGTATGCTCTTGCCAATGAAGGTGTAAATTCGCGTAAGCCTTTTGCTGTTCAGGCGTCCCGTTTTTTAGCTTGCGGCCTTCGGCTGAGTTCATCTTCTGGAAACAGACTTGGGCTTCTGTGCCGTGATCTTCTGAGGCATCCTGCGCGACAGGGTAAGACGAAATCATCTGCGGCAATGCCTGTATCGCTTGCATCGCCTGAGCCTTCATCGCCTGGAACTTCTCTAAGGCTTCTGGGCCTTCCTGCGTTGCCATCAGTTCAGCCTGCTTTAACTGCTCTTGGGCTTGGACGACTTGCGGATTCGGCAAAGGCGCGGGCTTGCGCTTCAACAGGATTTCAAACTCAGCAATCTGTTTATCTACCGAGTCGGCCTCTGGAATCTCAAGATCGTGGTATCTCGCCTTGTCCTTAGCCGTTCTGAGGTTCATGGGATTAGCGAGCAACTTCTGAGAAATCGGGTTATTTGGAGCTTCGGCTAGAAAGTTCTGCCAGCGCGTAGCTTCTTCATCGGCTGATTCGGGGATTGTGGAATCTTTTTCAGGGAAGCACAGTACATTGCCTTTGAGGTCGGCTACTTCCATGATGAGCTTGCGCCCGTCATCCGTAGACCATGCAATCTGACTTTCTCCGCGAGCTTCTCTGCACTTCGCAGCCAGCATCACGGCCTGACGGTTGTAACAAGCCGCTGCTGATTCAATACGTCCGTAAGGCGTCCCAAGTCTGCCAAGCGCCGAGGACCGCTGTAAGGCCAAACCTCGGTAAGTATCCTGATCGTTGTCCCCGCCAAAGAGAGCAGGCAAAGCGCCTGAGAGTTGCTCTGCGAATTCCCCAAAAAAGAGTTGAATGAACTCGGGCAGACTCGGTTGATGCGTCGGCATCGGGTCTTGACCCATCAGTTCGGTCATAGGCCTGCCCGGTTGCGACTGAAACGGCTTTATATCTCCAGGGACGCGGGCCTGATTTACTAACGCAGCTACGTTGAAGATTTCCGCATCAAGGTAAGTACGCGGCACGGTGCGAATGAAAAAGTCATTCAGTAAGTCAATCCAGTTATTCAATCTCTTCTGGAGAGACAGGACTTTTGACATCAATGCAGCGCGGTTTTGGCCTGATCCCGGCAACGCTTGAAGTACGTGTAAGTGGTCATCCATGCACTCGTTACGAACGAATGCAAGAGCATCCTGCCCACCAACAAAAACAGCCAACAGGCCGTCCGGGAACTTATCAAAGAACTCTTGCCGGATTTCTTGATCTTCAATGCGGTAGTAATGCGCTGGACGGAGCCACGTATAAGTTTTTGTGGTATCGCGGTTGAAGGTGTCGGCTGTGACGTATCCGCCTTCTAATGCCAGCGCAACGTTAATGCGTGCGATCCGGTCAATGCCGATCTCTCCGACTCCGCCACCTGCTTTGATCTTGTCTTGAACCCACGGAAAGGCTGCTTTAGCTTGGGCTTCGTCTACGTCCTCAAAGAGCTGAATGTAATCCATGCCGTGAATGTCTTTCGCGGTCATGGGAACTTTGTGCTCTAACTTGCCGAATACTTTGACTACTTCCCGGCCTCGCGGCTTACGTGATTGCGGCGTTTCTCCCGATTCGGCTTCATCCTCTGGAACTACGGCAGTTTCAGCCAGATCGTCCTCAAACCCAAACCGTTGTCCATCGAGTACGTAGCTCGTATAGAAGAGAACGCGCCCGTCTGTACACATGTAGTCTGCGGCTTGAGTGTGCAGTTCTTTAAGATCGTTGTTCTTAGCGAAAACGTCCTTAAACTCTTCTGCTTTCTCCGATGCCGTAATGTCAGGGCCAGAGTTAGGATCAACAGGCTCAAACCTGCCATTAGGTATATCTCTGACAAGGGCAGAGGTAATGATTTCGCAGTGAGCACCGTAAATATTGGTTTCATAGACTTGGGCTCCTTGCATCTGCGACCATGTTTTGTTTGTCGCTGCGCTCCAGAGCTGCCAACCGCCGCCGCGTCGAGGGAACAAATATTGATAGCCGCGCTTGAAGAGTCTCGCTTCCCACGCCTGCTCGATCTCCATGCGCCGAGCCGCCATATCGCGCTTCGCGCAATTACGGCAGAGTTCGAGCAAGACGCCTTGAGACTTCTGATCCAGAGTTACAAACGGCTCAGGAGTGAAGTCGAAAGGCTCATAGACGCCAAGGTCAGGCGGAAATTGAAATTCCTGCTCTTGGACTTCGCCTTCTTGCTCTGATTGTTCTACTGGAGTTTCGAGGTCAGCCACGATGTTTGCTAAGGCGCATTCCTACTTCGGCGAAATTGGCGCGTTGGCGCTGCTTCGGATTGGGTGAGTTCTCTTCGTGGTGCGCCCACTCCGCCGTAGTCATTCCGTGCCGCTCTGCCTGACGCTTGAATAGCCCTTTCGTTCCTTTGGCCTTCATTCGGGCAGTAGCATGTTGCATGAAGTGTTCAGCCATTTTGCCTGCGCTCCAACTGGCGTTTTGCTAAACCTTTCTTCTCTGGCAGCCGTGAGAAGTTAGTAGCTTGCTCCCATTCCTTGAGCTTCGCTTTCCCGCCTACTTTCTCGGGATGGGCTTCGAGAAATCGCTGCTGGGCTTTACTGTGGAAGGGCATCGACTTGAATTTCGGCGTTCTCGATCACTTCTCCGTCATATCCGGCATACCAGAAGGCATCTAGGACGCTCGTGATGTCAATCTTTGAGCCGTCTTGACCTATCATTTTCTCGTTGTAGAACGGCGAGACGCGGAGCTTGCCTGTAACTCTGGCGTGAACGCCGTACTGATAGGCGGTATGGGCTAAAGACTCCTGCATGGCCTAGGGTCGCTGAGAGCGTAAATGCGCTCTAGTTCGGCAATCTCCGCTGGCTGAACGAATTCAGGCTCAGGCTCATCTGTGAAGATGTATTCAGCTAGAACGGCAGTCCGGTCGCCATTGGTTATAACTACGCCGATAGAATCGGGTGATGGCTCATAGCCCATAGCTTGCATGAATTCAGAGCGGGATATGTAAAATCGTTGATAATCCATCTACATCCCCGGTATCGCGTAGCTCTGCTGCTCGCTCGGCTCTGCGTAGCCCTCTTGTTCCTGCTCGTTTTCCTGATTCAGTCCAGCGGCTTGCGCGGCGTGCTCGTGTGCCGCTTCCGCGTTGGGATGAGTCGAATGATGTTTCTTCCCGCTGTGATGAGACGTTACTTCGTGCTTGCCGGCCTCGTGGTCATGGTGAATGTCGATCTTCTGGGCAGGACCGTGTTGTGCTACAAACTCATGGATTGGCGTCTCGGTGTCGGTTTCGCCGTGAGTTTGGCCTTCGGCTTCTGGCGTTTCGTGCTCATCTTGCGCGGGCTGCGTAGATTGGCGTTCGTCGTAAGCCCGCTGCTTCTGCCGATTGCCGAACTGCTTACCATCCTTAGCCTTGTACGACATCTGCGGCCTCCTCTGGCTGACTTGCAGCCTCTTGCTTCTCGCGGAAACACGGCGTCGAAGGATCACGCAACGCCACGCCGTTTGATTCGTGCGCCTTCAAATCCTTACCTTCCGGCCAGGGCTTACACTGACGAATTAGCTTCCCGTCCTCTGCGAAACATCCACACGACCAATGCTGTTCTGCCACTTTAGTTCTCCTTTGCGGATTCTTGTTCTTGCGCCCGATTGTGCTGCAAAAGCGCCTCTTGGTAACTTCTCGGCTCTGACACGATCTCGGGCATAACTTGGGTGGTTTTCGGCTGGAATGCTCTCGGCATCAAGGCCAGTTCCAACTTCTCAACTTTCGCGTTGAGGCTTATCTTATCCTCGAGCAATCGTCGTATCTCCGCGTCCTTTTCGCATCTCACGCGGATTAACTCAGCTTCCAAGAAGCGCACATGGCGTGAGGTTATGAGTTGCTCAAAGAAGGCGCGAATGCGTTGGCCCAGAGGTTTATCGTTCAATCCTGCATCCTCGACATCCAGCTAGGCTGGTTAATTTGCTTCTGCGGCTGCTGAGACTTGGCCAGTTCCGCTCTCTGCTTGTAGGTGTAGAAGAATCGTTGCGTAGGATCTGGAATCATGGCCGCCCGCTCCTGAATTACTACCTCAGGCGGCTTCTTTACGTTGCCGCACATGAACTGTAAGCCCATCCCAGCGCCATCGTAAGGATCGTCGCCGATTTGATTCTCTTGGTAATCGACCTTCAGCACATCTTCCGTGTTCTTTGGGTCACGGATCAGTGACGGCAGACACTCAATTAAGTGCTGGCAGTTCTCCGTAATCTGCCAATAACCGGAATCGAGCATTTGGGCCATCAAACGCGCTCTTGCGACCCGTGATCCCGGCTGCGCGTCGGTGGGAAAGGCCTTCGGCAGTCCAGGCCCAAGCGAGTCGTTCATGTACTGCATCATGGAACGCGGCACTTTAGATCGTGGTGACAACTTACCAGCATCCCAAGAGAACGGGAATGCGACGAACTTTTCCCCGTTACAGGCTGAGGTAATTAGGCGTCCTAGCGCGTCCTCTGCCATCTCCCGGCCCCATTGCTCCCAATAGGTAATGACTCTCCCATGCTCATCCATGATGTGCTTATAAACCGCGTGTGGATGGTCATACCCCCAATCACCTGACAGCCAGCGCTTATGCCACGGTTTCATGCGTTCCCTGGCTTGTTCTAGCGTGATTACGTGCCTATCGTGGTCAAACTGTGGAAAGTATTGCCCTTGGAATACGTCCCATTTACCAAATAGCCATGCGTCCCGCTGTTTATCGTCTGTGATCGCTGCGAGAGTTGCGCCATATTCCGTGCGGGTCAAGAAGTACTCTCGACGCTCTGATTCAGTCCAAGAGTAGAAATCCTCTTCACTTACACCATCACGTTCAAGCTCCTTACGTGCCCATTCGATATTGTCCCAGCTAAACGCTTGAATAAACTGCCAGTTCTTTTGCTTCTCGGGTCCGCGTAAGTCTTTGTCTACAAATACCCTTTTCAAGTAGCTCAAGCCTTTAGGCGGAAGCCCAGACTCAGAGAAGCCAGGCATGAACGTGTAGACCATCTTGCTCACGATCTCGCCGTTAGAAGTACAGCGGTTGGAGCCTGAAAGCCTTTCCAGTTCGCCTTGGGAGAACTCCTGCGCTTCGTCCGGCCAAATGTCGGCAAACTCAGACGAGTAGAAGTTACTCATTGCGCCTTCAGTATCAGCCGAGCCAAAGAACAACCTGGAGCCATTCGGGAATACCAGCTCTTTACTCGACTCTCTCCACCAATCACGCAATGCGGGATACTCTTCGAACATCTTGACGATGTGAGACTTATACAGTTCGTTGTAGGTTCGGCGAAGGATAAGCCCGGTGGATTTCGCGTACTTCAAGCGCCTGAGTATCATTACCCGGCGTCCGCCGCCTGACTTCGCCCCCCCACGCGCCCCGCCGTAGCCTAAGCGTGTGTATGTCGGCCCGTCCCAGGCGTTCCATAAATCAACCTGCTTGGGCTGGAGTCGTACTCGAAGCTCCAATTGTTTCAATGAGAACCTTTACAACAGGCGCATTGCCCTCAGGATCGGTAAGAGCTACTTTGTCACCGTATTTCTTGGGAAGTAACCGAGCGGCTACCCATTTGCGCGTGTCCACTCGCAGCCTGGAACGATTGATGTGTTCGTGATCGCACAGAATCTCGGTTTTGCCTTTCCGCATCTCGCGCTCGACCCAATCATTCGTGCCATCGTCTGCAATATCTATAAGCTCATCGGCCATTAACTCAGCCTGTTGCTCACGTGCTTGCGTGTATTGTGCAAGAAATTCTTTGTCAGCCGCTAACCAATTGATAACAGTAGTAATAGATGGGCACCATTCTTCCTCGCGGCAAATAGAGCGTAGGCTGCGGCCTTCAATCAAGGCTTCGCAGATTCGACGGGCTATTTCTGGGGTATAACTTGATGGTCTGCCTGCGCTCATCTGTACGCCAAGGTTAGATTCATCCACGCCTTACAAGCCCGCACTGCGGAGGTCCAATGCGATCCAATCTACGTTCCGCCGTTGTTAGCCTTATCTCATGCTCTGGGTCATGCTTTGAAGCTAACCGCAAGGCTTCTGTGGCGATCTTGCTGCAGTTCGTTAAATTCGCGGCGAGTTATTGGTTTAGCTTTCATTGAGTTAGAGATTTCCACAGATTTCTTAACTTAGCTCTTGACAAATCGTGCGGAGGATTGTAATATCTAATCATTGGAGGCTAGATATGACAACGCAGCTTGATAAGCCGATGGTCGGACAGAAAGTAATCTGCAACGGATACGAGGGCGTAATTTCTAGAGTTCTTGATGGTCAGCTATCGGGGATGGTTGAAGTGCGCTTAGATCGCGGCGTCGTCTGCGTTCCCTATGCATTCCCTGACTGCTATCCAATCGGCGAAGTTAAGCGCCATGCGTAGTCTTTAGCCAATGATGTAACCCAAACCTAACAAAGGAGAGACGTATGCCAAAGACTGAGCATTTCCGTGAATTTCGCAAGGGCTATCTCAAGCTCGATGTAATCAAGCATGATTCCGAAGGCCACGACACCCACGAGAAAGGCGGCTGGATTGATGACCCTGAGCATGGGCGCTTAACGGCTGCTGTTTGCTCGTGCGGTAACACGGCTGTTGGTTGGAGTGTGGCTGAAGCGACCGCCAATCTTGACTGTGAGTCCGCATGAACCCCTCTGACGCAGCCCGTTCCCTGTCAAAAGCTCGTTGGGACAAAGTTCCTAAGAAAGAACGCTCTCGCCATGTCCCGCGCAATGGGGGCCGTCCCCGTCTTTACCCGCAATGTCCTCGTTACCGAGCGCACCGATTTGTAAATAATAGATGCCCATGTGGTTTCACGCGAAACTAGCCCAATCCTGATGCGCTCCGAACATTTTCGGGCTGCTAGTCATGTCCCTAACCGGGTAAGTGGCGAGGCTGCAAGATGCCATGCCTTCTGGCTTTAGCTCGCCCGAATCGTAATCGCGTGTCACGATCTTTAGCGCGTGTGCGACGGTATAGCGCAGCATTTGATGAAGCCCGCGCTTTACTTTGCGCGAAAATCCAGCGGCCAAGATCGTCTCGGCTATGCGCTTCTTTAGCTGGTATTCAGTTCCGTCTGTTTCGCGGATCGTTACTTTGGCAGACACGTATTGGAAGGATTTCGCACCCGATATTCGGCGGGCATCCGATAGGTTTAATGGGAGCGCCCAACGCGAAGTTAAAGCACTCCCAGGGCTTCGTATCCAGGTTGATGAACAGTTCTAGGTGAGAATGTAAGCTGAATCGAGGAAGGGAATCAATAGGTTGGGCTATTTTGATGTAAAACTTTTTCCGTTTTTTAATGGCAACTGAGCGGCTATCTTGTCGCGTTCTTCTTTGAGCGATTGGCGAGTTATTTTGTATTCACGCATTTTGTTCTGCACTGTGAGCCTTGCTACGCCGAGATGTCCTGCTGCAACTGTCTCATTGGGATAGAGATATAAAGCTTCGCGGTATGTGGCTTCAAGTATATCTCTCAGCGCATAACCTTCGCGCAGTATCTCACGCAAAGTTTGCCGCAAATCGCTCATTTCTGCTCCTTGTTGTCCGTCTCCTCAGTTTCTCGGATTATGCCGATGCCATTTGCTCCCGACGCATAAGTTCTGCTCGTGCGATTACTTCCGGCGAATCCAATCCAAGAATATGATCGGCTTCTAACTCTAATGCTTCGATTGTTTCTCGCGACCAGCGTTTTTTCTTTCCAAGGTCACGATGCCCATGATCTCGGGAAGCTCTCCGTCGTCGTCCACGCGAAGTTTTGCTACTCGTATGCGATCCATTGCCCAGCCGCATATGTAGTCTGGTTGGGGAACGAGAGTAATTTGACGTTCCAGCGTTCCTGTGGGCCGCTACTAGGTTCCCGTGCTGGTCGCGAAAACGCAGGGATTTTTCTAGATTATCCGTGCTAATTAAAAACTCGCGCGCCAATGTGTACGGTGCATGTGGTTCTGCTGGGTTATACATTTCTCGGGCGTCTAGCGCACTATCCGTCATTGACATCTTGTAATCAAAGAAATGATTGTGCTGAAAACAATACTCCCCGACTCCTCTGAACAATGGCATTGGACAGGCCTTAATCTTGCAGTGAGCCACTCGTTGAAATTGTTCGCCATAATTCCGCATAAATCCCAGAAAGAAATGCGCTGGTCTTCTAGAATTCGTGACGTTGCGGAACATGCTCGGTGTCTCTGTGTCCGGGTCGTAGAAATCTCCGGAGCGGATGATTCGGACGCCGCCGCTTGGGAACTGCCGGTACGTGAAATGAATGCGGCAAGTATCGCTGGCCAGAGCCAGCACCGTTTTGAGTTTTACAATCGCTCGGGAATCTCTCGGATAATCCCGCACATCGAAGTAATCGCCATCACTGAGATTTTTCACCGCATCGCGCAACCATTTCCACTTGTTCTGCACGATTTTTTCGCGCAGCACTAGATGGGCGCGATCAACACAAAGCTTATCTCCGCAGGTAGCCGCGACCAGATAACCAGCCGGAACCTCGCCATTCGCCTCAATCCAGTACTTACGCCTACGGCTATACGCCGTAGCTGGATTCGTGATGATTGCTAATTCTTCTGGCATTTACTCAGTGGCCTCATTTTCGTGTTTTAAGATTTCCGCCATTCGCTTGAAGTAACGTTCACCTAGAATTGACCCCTGAAAATTCATGCCTTCAAATCCTGGCGGCGGCGGCATTGGATCATCATAGCCTTCGCTCATTGCTTGCAGCGCTGCCCGCATAAATCTTCGCCGTTGTTCCCATTCTTTCCGGTGAAATCGCTTCCAAATCGCGCGTTTCAGCGGCCAAACTATGTCCACAAAAGTAAGGTTCCAAAGAAATGTCCGAAGATGTGAGTAGAACCCGCCTGATGATAGCGGGTCAATCAGTAAAGTTGCTCTGTGCCAAATCGAGTGAAGCCTAAAATAGCACCACCAGCCGAGGTAAGATTTACACATCCGCGCATATAACTTCTGCGGATAAGATCGTTTCTTGGCAATCCAAAATTCCGTAGCGCGGAACTTTTCGATCCACTCTTCGCCTTTAATTGGTCGAAGTATCGGTGTCATTGAGTACCTCCGCGCTATTTTCTATCGAGTGCCCAGGCCAGCAGTAACAACATGCTAAAAAACACCAAGCCGTCGAATATTCCAGATATTAAGAACCACTTCGTATTAACCTCTACCCAGTCGCGTCCGCGAAGCTTGCAGATTATCCAGATCATTCTCTCTCCTTCCCCGGCGCGGAGCCGAGAGGTTTCCACCTTCGCACAACTTCCGTCGTCCAGCCAATGTCGTCGCCTCCGAGAGTTATCAAGTCATCCTCATTTTCGACGCGACACGCGATGATCTCGCTCGTTAGGTGACCTTGTACTAAGTACTCAATCTCGGCCAGAAATCCGTCATCTTCGGGAATCGGCTTCTCTTCGACCGGAATCCAACGCTGTGCTTCCTCTAGTTCTCGAATGCGGGCACGTAGCGATGTGAGATATTCGTGCAGTTTACCTGGACCGCGATTGTCTGACGCTGAGAGGAAGTTGTTTACGCGCATTTGCAAATTGTCGCGCTCGACTTCGGCTTGGGCGAGTTCCTTCTGGAGCGAGTCCGCACGACAAAGCAAGCAAGAGTTTTCGCCGAATTCCAAAGTGCCAGGGTCATACTGAAATATCGCCGGATGACCACAAACTTCGTTCTTGGCCTTGCGCAGTTGGGCTTCTTTCTGAGACTCGCGTAGAGTGGCGTAGGCTTCGGCGAACGCTTCAATTTCGCCAGCTAGTTCATAACCGAGCTTCCCTGCCCAGCGAGTCGCTATATCTAGTGCGGAAAATTGGCCGTGATGCTTAAACTCCTGCGCTGTGGGTGTCACTACACCGCCGTCGCCCGCCTCAGTTTTCTGGTTCATAAGTTGCCTCGAAAATATCGGGTTTGCACGGGTAGAATTCGCCCTTTATGCCGCGAATGATCCAGTCACCGGGCGAAATTGTCATTACACCTTCCAGCGTATGAATGTGCCCATCTTGGTCGTAATCACAGCTCCGGTAACCGCTTGTGCATACTGCTCTTTGAAAGTCTTCCCGTGCCGTCGTAAGTTCCGAAAACTCTACAGCCTCAATCACAATCGGCTTTTTGCGAAACTTGCGCGGCTCTGGACGTGTGTCGTTCATCGCGCACCTGGCAATCTCGCCCGCAACTAAATTTCTACAGCTAGAGCAGGTCGGATCATTACAAATGTGACCCATTATCGTTTCTCCTCTTGCGCTGTGCCGGAGTCGCGCCGCCCCCGACGGTTTATTCGCCAGATGACATATGTAAATGCCGTAGCAATACCAGCCAGAAAAGCCACTAACTGCATTGAAATACATTCAACGCTCACGGCTCCTCCTGTCGCGTCCCCAACTCATAAAACCAGTGATCTTTGTTGTCGCACGTTTTCGGGTCGCAGCCATCAAGAGAGGCTTCGGCATGGCGCGTGTAATGCGGCGGCTCTGGTGTACTGTTGCCGTGTTCCCGCAACGCCCGAATCGCAAAAGCAACTCCGCGTAAAACTTCGTCGCAATCTGTGTCTTGACCGTTCAGCAGTCGCTTTAGCTCTGGCGGCATAATAGCGTTCTCGGCAATTTTTGCCGCTTCTTCAAGTAGGTCGGCTTGCGGCTGTGGTGAGGGACTCCCGCCACGCTCTTTCCAATCTTCGACTGCGTTCTCGCCGTACACCTTCAATAATTCTTCGATTTGCGGATTTTCAGAGAGGAAAGCGTAGTCGTTTCCGGTAATAAGGAATGCCAGCTTTTTCAACCGCTCACGATAAATGACTTCCTTTGTCGGTGAGGGACTGCTAGCTGCCAGAGCGCGGGCGACTTCTGACTCAACGAATTCCATCAATTGCACGTGCATTATCCTTTCATCGAGGATGCATCTGCCTACAAACTGCTTACAGCGATCTTCCAGCGGCAGCGGCTCTCGTGCCACAGAGTCAGCCCCGCGCTTTCTACATGAGCAGTTGTCTGGACATTCGCTTTGCGGGTCACGTTCGGGTGGCGTGGTCTGCGACTCGCTTGGCGTGGTCTGCGACTCGCTCGGCTTCGTAGTCGTTCCGCACGATAAGCATTTGAATCCATCCGGCACCATCTGCGCTCCACAAACATGGCACGATGGATCATCAGGGCGAGGATGAATTTCGGCAACGTAATTCGCCTGTGCGGGTTCACTCACCGCGCCAGCCTCTAACAGAACAGGACTGCGGTAAATGCAATGATCATCGTGGCCGTCGCTGCCTTTACAGCACCATACGAGCGGCTTGCTATCGGCGCACAATGAGTCATAGTCCACGCCTTCGCATGGGCCATCTTCCAGCAGTTCTGACAATAGTGCCTGAAAGTTGGCTTTACGCGCACGATCTACGGCGGCATTCCACTTAAGTTCTTGGCTATCGGCGGATTGAGTCATCGCGGCCTCCCTCGGTTTGATGTTGTTCACCTTATTCTCCATTTCCTAGCGAACACTGTGGCCCTCGGCAATGTGTACATGGCCATCGGCTTTCTCTGTCCTGCCTAAGCGGATTACTCGGCATACACTTTCCGCACATGCACAGGCATATCGGCGGTTTACAGAGATAGTCGATGCTCTCCATTCGCGGCTTCTCGCGTTCACTAGCGTTGGCGGATTGAGTCATCGCGCCAGCTCCTTTTCTGATTCAGCTATGCAGCCTTCGCAGGTATAGGCTGAGGAGAATTTGCCATCGAATTTTGCGTTTTCTTTTATCATCAGCGTTCCTGCAGCGTAAGTTTTGGGGACTCCGTGGTAAACGCTGCAACATTTTTGCGGAAACCGTGTTACTACCGCATTCACGCGCAAACATTCCTCGGTGCTATCACCCTTGGGGTTGCCGTATAGCCAATCCCGAACAGCCATGAACCTTCCAAGCAGCTTCTCGCGTTCACTAGCGTTCATTCGACAGCCCTCCCGGAATAAGCCCTGAGCAGTTTTCTATACTCCCTGGTCTGCTGTTTGAATTCGCGGACATCTTGCGTGATGTGATAGGCCCGAAAGTACTGCTTTTGATATTCGCTCTCAATTGGTTCAGAGTCGATCACACACGGCGTACTGTCGCGCAGGTTCATGGCGTTCTGATACATGCGCTCGACTTTCTTCTTCCCCTCTGCGATCTCGCGCAAAATTTCTTCGTTTGTTCGTAGCTTAGACTCAGCCATTTCAGCGCACCTCCGGCAATTCTGCAACCTGATCCGGTATATCCTCAGTCCATACTTGGACCCTATGGCCTTTAGGCAGTCGCGAGTCTAAGGCGGCAAGCAACCTTTGGGCGGCATCCCAATAACAAGGCACCCTCTTGCCGTCGCCCGGTTCAGCTTTCCCAATTTCCACGTAATAAACAATTCGAGCGTAAAGTGTTTTTTCGTCCGTGCTCACGTCCGTTACCCTCCACAACTCAGCGCTTCTTAGAACGAATCTGCGCGGCCAAACGTTTACAAATGCTTGCAAATATTCCGCTGTCAAATCTCCGTTCCTTGTCCACTAGGCCATAGGGAGGCCACTCTTCCGGCGTCAGAGCGTCATTTTCAAAGTGCTCCGCGATTTTCGCGGCTTCTTCTAAAGCTGCATTCCAGCCATTACTCTCTGATTTATCCATCGTCGCATCTACCAGCGCTGCTCCGAAAGAAATGACGCCTTCGTGCTCCCAATATTGCGGTGGGTACGAAATGGCCGATTTATCGGCTACCTTCTTGGCGACTAACTCAACAAAATCTTTCGTAAGCTGGCTCTTATCCATTAGCGCCCCAGCCCCCTCAGTCGGTTACCGCTGGACAACGTTCGCACGGAGCCTTCATTCGTTTTGGCCGAGAATTAGCAGTCACCCAGACCTCATGGCCGCAACTCAGTGTTAGGCACCAGCGCTTAGCATTCATCGGCGATTGATCGACTCGCTGAACTGTCTTGGTTTGCAATTTGTGTTTCATTTCCCCCTCCGTGCTCACGGTTCCCCGGTTTGCTCTCTTTCGAGAGTTTGCTTCATAGACCTCGCTTATTTTCTACAAAGACCGTAGAATCCCGCGAATATTCCAGCAACTAAACCGACTTCAATAGCTCCGACCGTCAACAACGGGTAACTGTGATCTATCAGGGCCGCGTTCGTCCAAATGAGAAACGTGAACCATCGGCACTCGTAGAGCGCGACACTCGCTATTGCCGTTAGGGCCGCCGATATTGCTATGCACTTCATCGGTGCAATGCGGGCAACTGAACGCTTTCCGCTCCCGGACTCTGCAACACTTCAAGGAACGGATAATCCTTACCTGAGAAGGCATACCCCATGAGGATGTTTTCTATTCCTTGATCGCTGAAATATGAGAAGCCTTGGAGCCGAATGAACTCGTCAATTCCTTCTGGCCGAAATCGCACAATCTTTACGTTGATTACTTTGGCCTCAGAAGGTATCTGCACTGTCAGTGGTATCGTCGGGATCACCGCGACCTCGACGGTCGGTGACGTGAGATACCATCCCGGCCTATCCTGAATCCAGACGTGACCGCCGATGGAGTTGTATGCAACTCCGACCTCATTAATTCCGATGTGATTGAGACAGGCGCAATAAAACGTAACCAGCGCCAGAATTAGAGCGCCTAACGCGATCAACCACTTATGCCACCGTTCAAGTTTCATTTTCCATTCCTCCTCACTTCATAGACCTATGAGGGGCTCACGGTTCCGAGTTACGTCAGCCCCCGATTCACTCGACTTCCCTGCGAAATGGTTCTTGGTCGCGGGTTTTGTCGCGGCACATCTTCCAGATCACCTCGGCATATGGTTGCTCATCGAGCATTTTGAACAGCACCCCGCTTACATCTTTGCGATCTCCGAGAGTAAAGAACTCAGCCAGCTTTTTCCGTGCATCTTTATCCGCTCCATTTTTTGGGAGTCGGCAGGAGGCCCATATCGCCTGCGCCTTTTGCTCTATGCGACCGTATTCCGCTTGCAGGCCATTGCGCCAATAACTGACCCACTCTTGATAATGGCTAGGCGTGTCCTTGAAAAGCTCCTCTAAACTCTCGCCGTCTTTCAACATCCGCCAAATTTCCTTTGGGCTGATAGAGGTCAGGAGGCGATGCAAGCGGCAATATTCGATGAGTTTTATTTTTAGTTTTAGGGGGGTCTGTCCGGCGCGATGCCACGTCGCCACATATCCCTCGAAGTTGTCTTGGGTGTCGGAGCGGCATTCATCTAGTGTGAGCCTGTGCAGTGGGACTACGCGGCACCCGTTAGCGCTTCCAATCTCGAAGAGCGATGAGTATGGCAGCTCTTCTCCCGTCTCATTGTTGACTAGCGATAGTAGAGACAGACCTTCCCATCCGTACCGCACGACAATTCGATTGTCGGGATACACAATCTCAAAAAGTGGCGTCCAACCATCGGGCCAGTGAGCGTGGCTAAGGTTCTTCGTGTACCACTGCGATGCCCATGTAGCCTGATCGGAAGCGAAAGAACCGCGAGTGGCTATGCCAGAAAACCCATTAAGCCTATACAGGACGCCGAGCGAACCATCTAACTTTTCGGTGATCTCTGGAAGCTCGGCAGGGAGATTTTCGGCCCAGGTTTCAGGCCGTCCGGCGTGTCCCAAATTGAAAAACTTCTGAAATGGCCGCGCGACTATCTCCTGCGTAGATTCGTCAATAATCAACCCGCGCGTCTTAACCGTCACATCATCCCAAATATTTTCGAACTGCGCCTTCTGGCCATAGTTGTAGATAGTTAGCGGAGCGTAGTGATGGTGCTGCACATTAACCACCCGCGAGTTGCAGTGCTCGGCTAGCTTGTCAACGTCTAGATAGTCGGCTAATTTCATCGTCGCTCACTCCCCTCTCACGCCCGCCCGCGAGGCCCGATCACTGCAAGCTTCATTTCTGCCAGTGTCCAATCTCTTTCCGGCCCTCCGCCTTTAATCCACTTAGAAAGGCCTCTCATCTCGTAAATTGGCCTCATTAAGCGAATGCAATCTCTACACCACCGCTTCCTCCCGAACGGGAGCATCCACTGCTTTCTCGTAAACTCGTACTCAAACTTTTTCGCCAGACAATTTCCGCACATCTTTTTCCGGTGCATACGTCCTCCCCGCTGCGATCAACGCGCTTACTGCTTCTTCTACCGAATGAACTACCTGAACACTACCGCGCCAATTGGCGTGCCATACTTTCTCAGCATCATTAAGTCTCTGCTTGTTTAGCGGAGCCTCGCCATCTTTCACTTCCATAACAAAATTGACTCCGCGAAATCCAACCAAGAGATCGGCGCATCCTTCCCCAATGTCTGCGAGTGACTGCACCGACGCCCCAGCATTGCGCAGGGCTCTAACGATTGCCGGCTGATTGCGGTCTACCTTGCCTCTGACCCTCATGCTCCTCCACGTGGCATCTTTCGCACCACAAGACTGTTTTTGAATCGTCCCGTTTACTTCCGCCCATTCCCCTACCGCCTAAGTGATGACGGTGCATGTTCTTTGCGTAGCCTTCGTACCTTCCGCAGTTAGAACAGCATCCGTTTTGCCGTGCCCACATCTGCTCCTTGGTTATGTTGTACCGATGCGGAGATTCAATCACCCGACCGTCTTTGGTGATCTTTACGCCTAAGTTCCGGCGCTTCATCTCACACGGCTTGGGAAACGCTCGCGTCATAATTTTTCCGCCCCGATAATCTGCTCTTTCCATGTCTGCAATGACACGCGCACTAAATCGTGGCCCTTGTCATCCCATCGCCCACAATAAACCTGCGAATCATCGACGGCATGGACGATGATATTCACGCCATTCTTGCGATATTTGTCACCGACTTTAGGTTCCAGCGTCATCGCGCTTCCCCTGTAGCTCCTCCCCGCAACGCCTTGGCCTGGTAAAGTGCTATCGAGTCGGCTTTTACTTGCGACTTAGCGGTCGGGCCGATTTGTAAGTTCATGTCCAACTTGCGGAGTATGTCTGGGTTTTCCTCGAAAAATATCTGCGTCGGGGTTTTTCCGCAGTGGGCTTTTTTGAACTCCTCAATGGCAGCTATGTCCTGCTTTGCTTTCTCCGCTTCCGCCATCTGTTTAGCTTCCGCGCGGGCGTGGCGCGTGCGATCCATCTGCTGAGTTATCGCATCCACCGAAGGGAAATACTCGCCACGGTAGAGCATTAAGGCATCGCAAATTTCGGCGTCTTTATACCCCTTTAATTTCGCCTTCCAGTACGAGAGGATTCCCGGGGCCCAGTCCTGCCGCTTGTCTATCGCCAGCATCTCTAGGATGTTCGCCCACTGCGGCACCAAAGGCTCTGAGTTTCTCAGACTGATTGTTGTGGTATCTTGCGACAACGGCGTTAGGCTTTGGCTGTGATCGTTGTTCTCGCTGTCCATTTTCGCCTCGAAGTTCGTAAACGTCCTGCCATGCGTTTCTGGTTGATTGGTCTAGCACCTTCGCCGGATCGTGGCCTGAGTTGCGAAGCTTGAATAACTCAGCAACCACTAAGGCCCGTGCTCGGTCGGTCATGGGCTTTCTTGCCTTCCGTCGCATTTCCTCGAAGTCTTGCCAGTTACTTTGCGGAATCCAATCCGGTAACTGAAAGGCGCTTTGCGCCTTAGGTTTTGATTCTTTTGTGGTATTAGGTAATAAGGTATTAGGTAGCATTCCATTAGCAGGTGCATTTGTTGATGCATTTGCATCTGCTTTTGCATTGCGTTTGTCATCCCATCTTCGCTTCGCTGAATCGGAGCGTAACTTACTAAGCCTACGCATCTTACTAAGTTCGTCATCGGCAAAACGGTTGTGCCACTTACCAGCCTTGAGTCTAAAAAAGCCTTTAAGAACATACGAAACTGCTTCAATTTCTTCCTCAGAATGTGCTCGGCAAACGCGAATAATTTGCTCGGCATCTTCCGGTATTGGTTTTCCCGTTTCGTAGTAGTAATCAAGTAACCTCCGATACGCTCCGTCCTGAACCATGCTCAGGTGAGCCGTGGCAGACTTGTACCTGTCGATGTAGTGCGAGTAAAAAAAATTGCCCATCTACGTCCTACGCGAAGTTACCCCGACCAATCACAAAGGGGATGAGCCGCCACACTTACGCGGATACGCCGCGCTCGATATGTTGGGCTTTCACTCTATCCCCATCCCTCAACTTGAAATGTTTTGGGCATAGAGAAACTACAACGAAGTGCGGTAAGTCGAACGAACCACCAGAGGGTACTCTTATTACCACCTGCTCAAGGCGGGATGTTGCCTTACACCGCTTTTCTTCAATCGCACCGCATTGCTGTTTCACTACCCCTCCAATCTTTTTCGGCCCGCCCCACCGTCAGATACTCCGCGAAGCTACGATCCAAGTACCCCGGCCTGACGGGCCTAAACCGCCCCAATCACCCAGTCGATTTAGGCGGAAACTTTTTTGTCCATCCACATCAAATCTGGCAGCATTTCATCGAGAACGGCTTTTTGCGCCCATGCATTTTGCCCATGTTTATCAACGTATTCGCGAAGCGCATCTTCTATGGCCTTACGTTCGTGATAGTTGAGCGACTTTACTTCTATTGCTCGTAAATTCTGCGATGCCCAGTCGTCGCTCATTGGCTCTCCTGCATTGCTTCCCGGCGTAATTCCTTGCCGTCAGTATCCATTCCTAACTGCCCCATATACTCTTGGCAGTCAACACAGTCGCAGCAGCCGGGTTGACCCTTAGCGGCGTTGTCTTTCGCAATCAAGATGCGGTGATACGCCATGCCCCACTTATCGAACGTTTTCATGCAATCGACTCCTGTAATGCCTCGCGGTTCGATTCTTTGACCTTTACAAGCATTTCCTCGACCTCGGACAGGAACTGAGTCACTTCCAGCCTCATGCCTCTTATAACCGCATCCTGGCGCTCGAATAGCTTTATGAACATCTGTTGTGGCTCAGGGAATCTCGGATCGTAGCTTACGAAGTAGCACTTAGACCGCTCCGTACAATCCATGCCGCCAAGCATCTGCTCGTGATAATCCGCCGGGATTTCGCCAGACATCAGGATGTCCAAGTGACTCATTGGCGTTAGGCATTTAATTTCAAGTATCGCGTCATCGCCAACGAGTCCATCGGTCGATGCGGAGTACCACTTAATGTCCGGGTGGTAGGCCAAGCCGATTTTAGTAACTGGCAGTCCAGTCCTCAGCGTGAACTCTTCCCGCGCAAATTTTTCTTGCTGCTGGCCCCATTCCATATATGGGCTGACGTAGTGATCGTAGGTGTTACCCGTGAGGCGCTCGATTACCAATTCGCGCTTGTATTGCGCCCTAGCCGCTGCCTCTTTCATGTCCTTGCGCTTCGCCAGCACGTCACAGAGTCGGGATGACGTTAGGCATCCACAGCGCATAGTCATCCATTCCGGCGAGTTCTGCTCTACATCATAGATAATCACTTGCCCATCTCCGACCAAGAGGGTGAGGCCGTACCCTGGCGCACTTGCTGGTTGATTTCCTTGCGGCGTCTATCCTTTGCTTCAATGAGTATTCCTTGCAGCTTTTGATTGCCCTTTGCTGCTTGATAGTGCTTCTGAAAAACCGCATCCAAATCGCCGTTGGTCTTGCAGGCCACGATCTCGTCAATCAGTTTGCTAAGTTCGCCGTTCGTAAGGTTGCCATCGTTGTCCTCTCCGACCGGGATGTTGAAGATGTCGCACTCTAGGTAACGCTTCCCGTAGCTGTTGGCTGAGGCCGATGCGTGGGTAAGGGTCATATTGACCTGGCCCTTGATCCCGGTGGTCACAATCGGCATATCGAGCTGATAGGTGCGCGTGTGCTTGCCGCGCGACAGATAGGCCACTATGCGAACGTGGTCGGCCTTCGGGCAATCTGCCGTGTTAAATGACAGCGAGAAACCCTCAGCCGTGTAAATGGGGCGCACTACCTTGTCGAGTCTGGCGAACGATGCATACTTGCTATTGGTCTGCGGGTTTGTCAGGTCTGGGACTACAAGAGGAATCTTCGTCTGAACCCGATTCAGTGCTTCGTTGAAATCAAGCTCTGCCTGCCATGCCAACTGGCGAAAATGCATCTCTTGGAGAATTTGCAACTGCTCGGCGGAGATACCCTGCCTTATGGCTTCGCCCATCAATTCAATCGGCGAAGTTGGTACTAGCGCCTGCGTCTCTGGAATCACTGGTAATTCCTGGCTTACCGACATACAGCCTCCTGAAATCTCATCGCATACATCCACTTAGCTAAACTCTTGGTAGCGCAACCATGACCGCAAACTGCACTTACGCCAGCTTCTCGCTGCATCGCAGGGTCTTCCTCGAACGGAACCGCGCAAAATCTCCGGCCATCGCGCTCTAACCACAACAGAATCCAGTGATTAACGTCCCGCTTGATGGCTCCGCATTCGGCGCACTGGATCACCGCAGCACCTCAAACCACATAACCCCGCAGATACAAGCCAGCGCTCCCAATCCGGCCAGCTTCCAGAACCACGCCGCAAACTTGGCCCGACGAGCTTCCCGCCGCATTTTCCTGAGACTCTCAGCCTCTAAGAACTTAACGCGGAGCATTACGTTCTCGCTGATGCGGATTATGTCCTGCTCTGAGATCATGGAGTTACTCCACAACGAACGTATTTGCGTCTCGGATCATCGCGGCGTCGAAGTTCGCTAAGTCTCGCTTTGTGCGCTCCGCGATTTCTTCCTCTGACATCTGGCGCACTTGCTCGAACGCACGGCGCACTCTCTGCGGATCGGGAAAGTGGAGCACCTTGGCTGGCTCCCCTAAATTTTGGGCCGCTGAGTGTCCACCATCTCCCAAGGCTAACGATTGGCCTGATCGGGGCTCTACACTCGCTTTTTGGTGGCGGAAGTTTGTCTGAGTAGACGCGGCCCGGTTAAACGTCTTGGCTCTCTCTGGCCCTATACCGTAACTCGCTAGAATTCTGTTCCCTAACTCGCACAAATCTAG